CAGGAAGCGGATATTCAGCAGGCGGCGGGACTCTTACTAATGTAACGCCTACATCAAGTAGCACCACAGCTTTTACGGACTTTGATGATCTAACTTTCAGCACAGCGACCATAACAGCTAGAGGCGCACTTATTTATAATGATACTGCTGCTGGCGACCCTAGTATTGTTGTATTAGATTTTGGTGGTGATAAGACATCTACTGCTGGTGATTTTAAAATTGTTATGCCTACGGCGGATGCTTCAAATGCGTTGATTAGGATTGCTTAATGTCTGGGGTTGGTTGGGGTCGCGCCGCATGGGGTGATGGAACATGGGGTGAAGACACAACCGCCACCATTGTAATTGGAGGATGGGGTCGAGGCGCTTGGGGTGACGGCGCTTGGGGAGAATCTCTAGGACTTCAAGCGACAGGTCAGGTAGGAACAGTTTCTGCTGGGATTGTCGCTGGAGCAACAGTCAACGTAACTGGAGTTGCCGCTACTGGAGTGGTTGGTTCAGCCAATGTTCTAGCTCCGGGGGAAGTGGCGGTAAGTAGTGTTGTAGCTACTGGGCAAGTAGGCAGCGTTACTGTACATCACAACGCTCAAATCTCGGCAACGGGAGTAGAGGCTACAGGAGAAGTTGGTAGCGCAGGAGTTTTAGAACAAACGGGAGTTTTTCCCACAGGTGTTTCGGGTACTGCTGAGCTGGGAACTTCGTTTAGTGTTATCGCTCCCGCTAATGTTTCACCAACAGGATTGCAAGCGACAGGCGTACTTAATGGCGTTACTGTTGACTTGTTAATAGAAATACCTGTTACTGGCTTATCAGCCACATCAGAGATTGGTACGGCTTTTGTTGTAGAGGCTGCAACCAATGTATATCCGACAGGATTAAGTGCAACAGGTGAGGTAGGTAGAGTCCTCGTCTGGCAAAACATTGATCCTTCGCAAAATCCTAACTGGATTAATATGACTCCTTCTCAAACACCAAATTGGACAAGCATCCCTTGATAACTTGAGGTAATGAAATGGCAACTTACGCAAATGATTTAAGACTAAAAGAAATAGCGACAGGTGATGAAAGCGGAACGTGGGGTACATCTACCAACACGAACCTTTCGTTAGTGGCTGATGCTTTTAGTTATGGAACAAAGCAGATGGCTGCTGATTCCAATGAAACCTTTACGATGGCTGACGCTACGGCTGATCCTACCCGCTCCTTGTTTTTAAAGATTACTTCTGCGGTTTCTTTAACCACAACAAGAGAAGTTACTCTTGGCCCTAATACGGTATCCAAGGTCTGGATGATTGAGAACTCTACCACTGGCGGTCAGAGTATTACGATCAAGCAGGGTTCTGGTGGTACAGTAACGATTGCTAACGGCTCTAAAGCTTATGTCTATGCAGACGGAGCTGGCGCAGGAGCAGCAGTTATTGATGCTAACTTTACAGAAACTGGTGGAGGTACTGTTACTTCTATAGATGTTTCTGGAGGAACTACTGGGTTAACTTATAGTGGTGGCCCAATAACTTCTAGCGGAACCATCACTATGGCTGGAACCCTAGCGACTGCTAATGGAGGAACAGGTTCTACCGCGACTGCTTATTGTAACTTAGCTTCAAACGTCACAGGAACATTACCTACGGCTAACGGTGGTACAGGATCAACAGCAGTTCAGTATTGTGATCTTACTGCTAACGTGACAGGAGTATTACCTTTTGCTAACGGTGGTTCTGGCGCGATAACTCCTTTGTTGAAAGGAGTTAGTTACTCTGCGGTCAATAGAGATTACATCATAGCTACAGCGGGAGGAATTACGATCACCTTGCCTTCTGGTCCATCGGCTGGAGATACCATTACAATTAAGGATGGAACTGGAGCTGCTGCAACTACAAGTTTTACTGTAGCCAGAAACGGTAGCAACATAGCCAGTTCAGCTACTGATCTGACGTTTGATAAAAACTTTACCGAAATTGTTATGACCTACATCGATGGAACCATTGGTTGGAGCGTATAAATGACTAATTTAGCCGATCTGCTGCCCGCAGGTGGCGGTCAAAACAACACAGACTTTGTAGCCGATGGCAATATCAGTTCTGGTGCGCCTGTCATTCTTACGGCGGCGGGGAAGGCTGCGGCGGTTAGTGAAAGTAGTATTTCAGCTTCATTAGGAACCCCTGTTAATTTTTATGCCGCTAGTACACAACACACGTCAACAGCTTTCGATAGTACAAATAACAAAGTGGTTGTTGCCTATAGAAATGGGTTAAATGGTTGGTTATACGCAGTAGTTGGGACTGTTTCGGGTTCGGCTATAAGTTGGGGAACCCCTGTAGCTGTAAATTCTGGCACTACCGAAATTACTAATCAGTCGTGCGTTTTTGATTCTAGTCAAAGCAAAATTGTTATTGTTTATAAAGACAACGCAGCCAGTGATATTGGAAATGCAATTGTTGGTGAAGTAAGTGGAACTTCAATTTCTTTTGGGTCGGAGGTTACTTTTAATAATGCAACTACTGAGTATCCAATTGCTATTTATGACAGCAATGCTCAAAAAGTAGTTATTGCTTATCGAGATTCGGGTAATTCAAATTACGGCACAGCTATTGTAGGGACAGTTTCTGGAACGTCTATTAGCTTCGGCTCTGAATCGGTTTTTTTGACTCAAACTACAGACCTTATTTCAGGTGCTTTTGACAGTTCTACAAATCAGATAGTCCTTTCGTATCGTGATTATGCAAGTTCATTGTATTACGGTAAGTCTATAGTAGGAGCAGTGAGTGGAACCTCTATTTCTTTCGGAAGTCAGACAACTTTTGAAAGTGCCACTATTGGTTATACAGCAACTGCTTACGACAGTGCTGCCAATAAAATAGTTGTAGCGTGTCAAGACGTAGGTAATTCGTATTACGGCACTGCTATTGTGGGTACTGTTAGTGGAACTTCAATTTCTTTTGGTAGTCCTGTTGTTTTCAATGCCGCCAACCCTACAGAATATATTGGTGCTTGTTTTGATGCCAATGTAGGGACTGTCACTTTTATTTTTACTGATGGTGCGGGAGGCAATTATTATCCTACCTACATAGTTGGTACAGTAAGTGGTAACTCTATTTCATTTGCCACTAAAGCGACAGTAGCTACTAACAGTTATAGCGCGGGTAATTCTTGTGCTGTTGACACTACAAGCAATAAGGTGATTTTGGGTTACGCTCAACCGGGAGTGGCGGGGGCTGGAGCTGTTTTACAGCCTTCTGGCACAAGCTCAAACCTCACCTCAACCAACCTCTTAGGCATTGCCTCTGGAGCCATCAGCGACACAGCTACAGGCACTATAAACACTTGGGGTTCTAGGAACGAGGTGCAAACAGGTTTGACAATAGGCTCTGATTACTACGTTCAAACGGACGGACGAATAGAGGCAGGAGTAACAAATATCGCTTACGATATTTCCTCGGCAACTTATACACAAAATTTTTCGGTTTCCTCACAAAGCACTGATCCAGTAGGTTTGCTGTTTAGTCCTGACGGAACAAGTATGTATGTGGTAAGTGGTGTTTTTCCACCGGGAGCTAAAAACATCTTTCAATATGCCTTAACCACTGCTTTTGATATTAGCACCGCATCGTTGTCTAAAGATTTTGATGCTTCTGGTGAAGACTCACAAGCAAGGGGAATACAATTTAATTTAGATGGGACTAAAATGTTTATTAACGGAGTAACGGGGGATGCTTATTATCAATATTCTCTGTCTTCAGCATATGACATATCAACAGGGTCTTATGATTCAGTAAGTTTTAGTCTCTCTTCTCAAGATGGCAATATGGAAGATGTTGTTTTTAATGCAGATGGGACTAAGTTTTATGGAGTTGGATTAAACACCTATGCGATTTACCAATACTCTTGCTCTTCAGCTTTTGATTTGTCCACAGCGTCTTACGACTCAGTAAGCTTTAGTATTTCTTCGCAAGATAACAGCCCAAGAGATTTATTTTTTAAGCCTGATGGCAGCAAAATGTGGTTATTAGGGAGGCAAAACAATTCGATTTATCAGTATAGCCTTTCCTCGGCCTTTGATTTGTCTACAGCCTCTTACGATTCAATTAGTTTTTCTGTTAGTTCAGAAGAAACTACATCGGGAGGGTTAGCTTTTAGTGCTAATGGTGAGAAATTCTACGTTTGCGGCGGGACAGGTGATGACGTTAATCAATACGCCACAACGGCTAATTCTTTTTCAACGGATCACCTTATCGGCAAAGCCATTACAGCCACACAGATTAACATTAAGGACTATACAGGATGACGAATCTAAGCGATCTTTTTCCTGCGGGAGCGGGGAAGCAAGTAAGTTTCACGGCAAGTGGTAACGTCACCTCGTCAGGCAAGCCTGTTATCTTGAACAGTAATGGTACTGTGAGTGAGGTATCCCTAACTGCTTTTTCCAACGGGTCACCAACAGCTTTTTCAACCACAGCCAGTTTAGACGGCTACCCTGCTGCAACGTATGATCCTAACGCTGATAGGATTGTTGTGATTTATCGAGATGCAAATGATGGGTATGTGGGAAAAGCAGTGGTAGGTCAAATAAGCGGTAACAGCGTGACCTATGGTACACCTAGCACTTTTTCTGGCAGTAATAGAATATACAACAATATGGTCTGCGCTTATTACCCAGCATTTCAAAAGATAGCGATTGTATACGCAGATATAGATAACAGCAGTTACATAAGTGGATTAACAGCAACAGTTGATCCTTCCGACAACAGTATTACTTTTGGAACAGTACAAGTTGGAATACTCGACACAGGAACTTGGAGTGGGCCAAAGAACCGACCTAGTTTGTCTTACGATACCGTAAACGATAAATTTTTATTGGCTTATATGAACACTGCGGGAAACGCTAGAGGTGTGATAATTGATGGCACAGCCTTTACAAACTGGGGGACTCCAGCAAATATAGCCTCTGGCACAACGTGGGAATATGTAACAGCTACGTTTGATTCCAATGTAGGTAAATGGGTTATAGCAGCATCAGATGCGGGTAGTAATTTAGGTTATCTTTGGTTTGGTTCTGTATCAAGTTACACTTTCAGTGCTGCTAACCAAACTCAATTTTTAGCGTCACAACCAAAGTATATTAGCTTGGAATACATATCTTCCTTACAAAAATCAATTTTAGTTTACCAAGATGAAGGTAATTCTGACTACGGAACTTGTAATATTGTTGACTCAAGCGCAGGGTCTAGCTTTACGATCGGAACAGCCACAACTTTTGCAACAACCGGAACGATTGATTATACAGGAGTTAATTATACTACTGGGGTTAAAGCACTCATAACCTATGAAGACGGTGGCAATTCAAACAAGGGAACTGCAAAAGAAGCGACTATAGATGCGTCAGGTAATTCTGTAACTTTTTCTTCTGCTTCAGTTTGGTCTACTTCAAGCGTAGATGTACTTTACCCTGTTTACGATCCTGACACCTCACAAGTTTATGTAAACTTCCTAGATGGAAACAATTCTGGCAAAGGGTCTGGAATACTTTTAGCGCCAGCATCAACAAACGTCACTGCATCTAACTTCCTCGGCATATCAGACGCAGCCATTAGTAGCGCAGCCAGTGGGAACATCACAATCAAAGGCGGCATTGCAGCTACAGGTTTGAGTTCCTTGACTCCGGGCAGTGATTACTATGTCCAAGACGATGGGACAATAACGACTGTGAGCAGTAGCGTCAAAGCGGGTAAAGCCCTGTCTGCCACAGCAATCAATTTGGAGTACACATCGTGAGCAATTTATCTGATCTACTCCCCGCAGGAGCGGCAGCAAAACAACTGACCTTTACTGACAGCGGCAGCGGAATATCTTCAAAAGCGCCAGTAGTGCTTAATAGCGATGGGACGGTGAGTGAGGTAAGTGGGTCTTCGTCCACAGTCGGAAGTGAAACTCAAGTTCAAGCTTCTGCACCTAATGGTGCGCCCCAAGTTTGTGCTACTACAGGCGGTCAAGCAGTTGCTTTTGTAGATGATTCTATAACTGGGGAAGCTTACGTCTTGACGGGAAGCGGATCAACTATTACTAAATCAACCTCTAGTTATCAATATTCAAGCTCCCTCGTTTATAGCATATCTTGCTGTTACGATTCTGCAAACGATAAAGTGGTTGTGGGTTGGATGAATTTTTCAAATCCGACAAGGGCGCAATGGATTCGTGTAGGAACGGTGTCAGGGACAGGTGCGAGTGCCTCCATTAGTTGGGGAACAGCAGTTAATTTTGCTAATCCTACGACCTATACCGGGCAGAATAGAATGGTTTACGACCCTGATACGGGTAATGTTTGTATAGCTTACTATAACAACACAACCTACCTAACAGCTACTTGTGGGACGGTTTCTGGAACAAATATAACAATGGGTACGCCTGTGGTATTGGCTTCTGTTAATGTTGCGTCTAGTAATTTAGTTTATGACCCTAGCGCAGACAGAGTTGTTTTTACTTATGAAAAAAATGCTACTACTTTTAACTCACGGGTAGGGCAGATGTCAGGTTCTGGAGCGACTGCTACGGTGACGCTAGGGACAGAGCAAACAATTTTAAGTGGTAATTTTGGCACAATATTTCCCGTCTATGACCCCGATAACGCTAAAGTTTGTGTAGCTTACATACCAAACTCTACTGGCGCTTTAGATGTGATTGTAGGCACTGTAGATGGAGCGGCTAACTCTATTACTTGGGGAACACCCGCGACTGTGCAAGCGGCTGTAGATAATCTTGAACCTGCGGCCAGTAGCATAGCTGCCACTTACGATGAGAATACAGATAAAATGGTTGTTACTTGGAGGCAAAACCCTTCGCCCTATTATTCATATATGCAAGGGGTGACGATTACAGGCACTACGCCTAGTGCGGGTACGAATACTGTTATAGCCTCGTATAGTTCGCAACTGAAAAACATCGATTATGATTCTACGTTGCAATTAAGTTACTGTGTTATCGATAACGATACCTCTAATACTATACCTTCTTTGTTAATTGCTCCCTCCTCAACAAACCTTTCCGCTCAATCTTTCGTAGGCGTAGCCGACAGCGCAATATCAGCCAGTGCTGCGGGTAGTGTAATAGTTCAAGGTGGTACGGTTAGTGGGCCTACTGCCGAGGTTGTGGTTGCGGAAAATGTAGGCTCTGACATTTTGTGGGGAGATCAATCACAAGCTAATTACGGCCCTACTGCTGCTTATGGTAGCAATGATGTTTTAGTCGGTTATTCCATTAATGATGGCGCTACTTACGGAGCGCGAGTAGTTGCTGGAACGATAGGTAGTGGCACAATATCTTTCGGAACTAATTCTGTAATTAGCGCGGATGCTTCAGTAGAAGCTTTATATTTTGGAATTGCATATGACACCACTAACGACACCTATATCGTTAGTTGGTTTGACCATCAGGATAGTAGCAAACTATATGCGGCAGTGGTTTCTCTTACAGGAAATTCAATTAGCTACGGAGGGACAACTGCAATAGTAACTACAGCTAATGTTGGAAATGCTTCCACACTAAGCGCAGTTTATGATCCAGACACACAAAGAGTGATTTTTACTTATTGCAGTGCAGTAGACCTTTATGCCTATGCCGTGGTTTGCGAAGCTAGTAGCACCGCAATTACGACAGTAGGGACACCTGCAAAAATTGACAGTTCTTCAGCAAATAACGGATATGCTAACCGAATTGCGGCTTGTTATGACCCGACTGAAGATAAAATTATAGCTACTTATTGTTACTACGGTGGAGGCGGCACTTATTACTTACGCGCTGCTGCGGGTACGGTGACAGGTGGAGTTAGCAATTCTATTTCTTGGGGTTCAAGCGTACCTGTTCTTTCTCAGGAGGGGAACTACATTTATATTGCTTATAACGCCACCGATCAGAGAGTCGTTTTTAATTATCAAGACGCTACGGGTACTGGTTATTTGACATCATCAGTTGCTAGTGTAAGCGGCACAACAATTACAGTAGGTGGAACAACAAGCACAATAACCACTTTAAACGGTTTTTATCCATCAGTTGTCCACGATGCTACTGTGAATAAGATGGTAAGTTATTATAGAGCTACCTCAACTTATGGTTATGTTTCTTCTGGGGCTATAGATACAGCAACGAACACAATAACATACAGCACACCTACCCAAGTTACGTTTAAAACAGCAAATTTTGCAAATGCTATTTATGATCCAACTACAGGCAAATGTATTTTCTTTTCTGCGGGCGGGAGTGCTACTGATCAATCGTGTCATATATATACCACGGCGGGTACGTTAACAGGCCAACCTCTAACAATAGGGACTAAATACTACGTCACCACATCAGGAACTTTTTCAAGTTCAGCAGACACGCCAAGCGTCAATGCAGGATTAGCAATTTCAACAACATCATTACTTTTAAACGGAGACTCTTAGAATGAGCCAGACTATTACACGAAATGACGGCAACGTAAGCGTTTATGTTTTTGACGACAGCGTTCAAGTCAATCTTTCAGCTACACCTAATGCCACTGTGCGTAACAATGGCGGCAACGATTTTGATATCGGTGACCTTAACGCAAGCAATGCCACTCTACACACGGGCGTAACTGCTCCAGATGGATGGGCAGGTGGTAAGCACACCTATGACGGCAGCTCTTGGGGTGATGTCAGCGGATGGGTTGATCCCGCAGCAGGAATGCTTGAGCAGGACAAAGTTCGCTACGCTGCTAACGCCACATACAGTTCTACTTTTACCGATGCAGTCCAAGCCGAAATAGATCGTATTAAAGCGTTGTAAAAGTTATGAATGATGAGCGTTTTCTTTTAGAAACGGGGTGTAAGTATTCCACGCTTGCTTATGACGAAGAGGTTAAGAAAGGAATCAAGATAGAGTCAAGGTTGACATCGACTACCGCTTATGTGGTCAAGACAAAGACCTTAGATATTATTTGCTTTCGTGGCACACAACAGTTGGGAGATTGGTTGTTTAATATCTCAGCTATTCCTGTGCCTTATGCTGGTCGATTGTGTCATGGAGGATTTGTGGCTGCTCATGCGTCTGTGTGGAGAAAGATAAAGAAGCACATAGATTATGACAAGGACACGTTAATTTGCGGTCACAGTCTTGGTGGTGCTCTTGCTGAGTTGTCAGCAGCAAAGCTTCACAAGAAACACAGTCGTTTGAGTCTAGTTACTTTTGGAAAACCTAATACTTTCTTCAAAGGATTTAAGCGTCCCATGAATTTAGTAAAACAAGTTTCCTTGGTTTCTGGAAGCGATCTGGTAGCTAGGATACCTCGTTTGTGCTACGGAGCAAGCATTAGTCAGAAGATGATTTATTTTGCTAATAACGGCAAAGATATAATTAACCCATCGATTGAATTTAAAAAGAAAGACTTCTTGGATAACAAGGGTGAAGCTATATCAGATCATTTTATGCCGGGATACGAGATGCGGTTGTTTAATTTTATTGAGGCCGTGAGTAAAAAGAAACGACAAGCACAAACCTCAACCAAAAGTCGGGCTGCAAAGTCAGAGGACAGACTGACAAAGGAAGAACAGAGAGAGTTAAAGAAAATAATCGGGGAGGATATATATGATTAGGTTAATGACGATATTAGTGTTCATGTTTTTGGGCAGTTGTTCTGTCTCTGAAGATATGATTGCCAATAAAGAACTATATTGTAGCGGAGTATACAAAGGTATACGGGCTGTCGGCAGAGTCACTACAGAAGTAACTACAGGCATTAGAGTACCTGACGTATGTGACACGATTGACGAAATCGTAGAGGAAGACGCTGAAAAAAAGTAGCAAACAATCTTGAAGCTTTGCTAAAACTTTGGCTATTTCTCCGAACATAAAGAGGTTACTTAGATGATTGGTGAGATCGCCATAGCGATAAAAGCTTTGGATTCTGCTTTTGTGCTTTGTCAAAACGCTATTTCTAAGAAGAAAGAAATAGATGACATGGCTGGAGAGGTAGGAAAGTTCTTCACAGCTAAGAAGCGTGTAGAAGATGAAATGGCTAAAGCTGAGGCTTCTGGTAACGAAGATTTGCTAGTTGGTTCAGCGTTAGAAGAAGCTATTACTATTGATCAGCAAAAAGAGCGAATGGAAAAGATGATGAAGAAGTTGGGTGATTACTACTCAATGAAAGGACAAACCCATCGTTGGGTTAAGATCAAAGCTGACGCGGTAAGAATACAAAAAAAGAGAGACTTAAAAGCAAAACAAAAAGCTAAACGAAGCGAAGAGGATGAGCTTCTCATTAAGCAGTTAGGGATAATTTTCATTTCTATGATTGGTGCTGTTGCTGCTATTGCAGGAATAGTGTTTTTAATTTTCGGGATTGATACGGAATGAAGTTAAAAGGTCTATTAGGTGCTTTAGCTCCCACTATCGGTAGTTCTATTGGCGGCCCTATGGGTGGCATGGCTATGAAGATGGTGGCTGCTAAGTTAGGCACAAAAGAAGAAGACCCAGTAAAGATAGAAAAATTATTAGAAGACCAGCCCGAAAAAATAGAAAAATTAAAAGAGGCTGAGAATGAGTTTGCAGATCAAATTCGAGCGATGGAGATCGATCTCGAATCTTACAAAACACAAACGGCTGATATACAAGACGCAAGGGATAAATTTGCTCACGATCCTACGCCACGCATTATCGCAGTTCTTTCGATGCTTGGTTTTCTTGGGTATATTTTTCTCGTTACCATTAAGGGCAATACGATGGACGATGCTATTGTTAACCTCGTGCTGGGTTATCTGGGGGGTCTTGTTACTGGGGTTACCAGTTTCTACTTCGGAAGCAGCCACAATGGAAATAAGTAATATGGACAAATTAGTAGAACAACTTAAAAGACATGAAGGTGTAAAAACCAGAGCCTATCAAGACTCGCTTGGTATTTGGCATATTGGTGCTGGGAGAAACATTCACCCTGATGGGCCGAATCAAGGCATGGGTCTAAGTGAAGATGAAATAGATTTCATGTTATCTAACGATATAGTTCGCACCATCAAAGAGTTGAGCGAAGAATACGCTTGGTTTAACGACTTGGAAGATGGAGCTAGGCGTGATGGTATTATTAATATGCACTTCAATCTTGGCAGAGTTCGCTTTGCTAAGTTTAAGAAAGCTATTGCTCACATGGAGGATGGCAATCATCATCTTGCAAGTGTTGAATTTTTAGACAGTTTGTGGGCGAAGCAGGTCAAGGGACGTAGCTTAGAGGTGACAGATATGATCAAGACGAATACTTATGTCTGATCCTTACGTTTTTACTGCTTTTGTTTCTAAAATTATCGATGGAGACACTATTGATGTTACAGACGTTAATCTTGGTTTTGGCATCGTTTATAGGGGTACTGATAACGGTAATATGCGTATACGCCTTTACGGAATTGATACTGAGGAATCTCGCACTAGAGATATGGAGGAAAAGAGATTTGGTATATCGGCGAAAGAATTTAATAAATCGTTCTGTGCGGTAGGCAGTAAAGTTACCTTAAAAACCTACGAAAAAGGCAAATACGGACGTTGGTTGGGTGATATTAAGGTGGGTGGTAAGTGGCTTTGCAAAGAGCTTATTAAAAATCATTATGCAGTTGAATATCACGGACAGTCCAAAGATGATATTAAGGAAGCTCATCTTGCAAATAGAAAGTTAGCAGTCTTGCGAGATGAAACGCCAAACTATTGTCTGATTGCTCCTTCAACTGATACGCAAAAGATGAGAATTCGAGAATGCTAGTTAAGTTTGATTTTAAACCCGGAATAAATAGAGAAGGAACTCAGCTAACTGCTGGGACTGGCTGGTATGATGGCGATAAAATCAGATTTCGTAAAGGTCGAGCTGAACAGATAGGCGGATGGCAAAAGTATTCTTCTAATACGTTTCTTGGAATATGTCGTTCTTTGCATGACTGGGTTGCTACTGCATCTATCGAATACCTTGGTCTAGGTACTAATTTAAAGTTTTATATAAATCAAGGTGATGCTTATTATGATGTTACTCCTATTAGAGAAACTACAGCGGCTGGTGATGTAACCTTTTCTGCGGTAAACGGCTCTTCAACTATTACTGTAGCGGATGTAAATCATGGAGCGATTGTTAACGATTTTGTTACTTTTAGCGGTGCTGTTTCTCTGGGCGGAAATATTACTGCTGCTGTTCTGAATCAAGAGTATCAGATAGCCACGATTGTAGATGGTAATACTTACACCATAGAAGCAAAAGACACAGCGGGAGCTACCGTTACTGCTAACGCATCAGATACTGGCAACGGTGGAGCTGCTGTTGTTGGTGCTTATCAAATTAATACAGGACTGAACACTTACGTTGCCTCTTCGGGATTTGGAGCGGGTACATGGGGAGCTGGCGGATGGGGCGGCTCTACGGCCATTACTTCAGGTAATCAGCTTAGACTTTATTCGCAAGACACTTTTGGTGATGACCTTATTTTTAACGTCAGGGGTGGTGGAATATACTATTGGGACGAGACAACTGGAACAGGAACTCGTGCAGTTGCTTTGCCTGACAAGGCAGGAGCAGTGGGCGCTCCCATACTTGCTCTGCAAACGATGGTCTCAGAGACTGATCGTCATACAATTTGTTTTGGTTGCAACCCTTTGGGCAGCACTACTCTTGATCCCTTACTGGTAAGGTTTAGCGATCAGGAGAATCCGTTTGATTGGACCCCAACTTCTACTAATACTGCTGGGGGTGTCACGTTAACTGCTGGATCGTTTATTGTAGGTGCGATAAAAACACGGCAAGAAATATTAATATTTACTGACAACAGTATTCATACAATGCGATTCTCAGGAAGTCCTTTTACCTTTCAGTTCGAGGTGGTAAACGAGGGTCTGTCAATGATTTCTCCAAATGCCGCTACTAACGCTGGTGATATGGTCTTCTTTATGGATAGAGGTGGTTTCTACTTTTACAACGGCTCTATTCAAAGATTGACCTGTACAGTTTTAGACTATGTGTTTAGCAACATTAACAAAGACCAAGAGTACAAGGTGTTTGCCACTACTAGCGTAGATTTTTCTGAGGTATATTGGTACTACCCAGTAGGTAGTGGAAATACAGAATGTACTAACTACGTTTCGTATAATTACATGGAAGACTCATGGGCCATAGGTACATTGACTAGAGGCGCTTGGATACCTGCAAACACAAGACGTTATCCTATTGCCTCTTCTGCTCTAACCTATTCAGACAACAACTATTTATACGACCACGAGAACGGATATGACGCTGATGGTTCAGCGATGAATGCGTATATAGAGTCTGGCGGTGTAGAGATAGGAGATGGCGAACAGTTTATGTTTGTACACAGATTTATTCCTGACTTTGAATTTCGCGGAACGACAGCTAGTGCTTCTATGAATTTTACGATGAAAGGTAAAGATTTCCCTTTAAATTCATCTTCTACATTAGCGACAGCTAACGTGACAGAAAACACTAATCAATCTTTTATACGAGCAAGGACGAGAGAGTCCATAATTAGAGTCGAGAGTTCTGGTACAGGTTATGGCTGGACTCTAGGACAGTTACGATTTGATGTAAGACCTGACGGGAGGCGGTAATGGCTCAGAAAATAAACCTAGTTGTATTGCCTACTGCTAATCCTGAGTATGACTTTCAAAATGAGCTAACGATGAGAAGAGCTATTGAGCGTTCTTTTAATGAGGTTAGCGATGATTTTAGAACCATAACTACTAAGACAGATAAAGAAGAGTCTTTGGCTTTAAAGCGTTATCAGTTTCTCCTGATGGGAGCTTCTGGTAATGGCTGATGCAATTAAGGTACTCGGTCAATTAGCTCCTTCTGCTACTACTACAGAAACTTTATACACTGTTCCTAATCTGGCGCAGACTACAGTCAGCTCCTTGGTAATCTGTAATCGAAATGCGGGTAATCAAACCTTTAGGGTTAGTGTCCATGTGGCTGGAGCTGGAGCAGATAACAAACAGTTTTTGTACTACGACAAAGAAGTACCTGCAAATGATACGATAACGGTTGTTATCGGTATAACACTCAATCAGGCTGATGAAGTTAAAGTCTTTGCAAGCAACGCAGACTTGAGCTTTAACTTATTCGGCGTAGAAACCACTTAGGTATAAGTATGAATATAGCACCTAAACCACCACTAGCTAGACAAGGACAACAGCTTGCGACTCATGGTCGCTATGGCGATACAGAGCTAGTTCACATGAACCCCTATGAGGTTCAAGGTCTTGCTGCCATGTCACCCACAGGACAGCTTACCAAGAACCCTGTCACGGGTCAGCCAGAAGCTTTCTTACCTTTTCTTGCTCCGCTCATTGGGAGTGCCTTAGGTAAGGCTGCGTTAGGTAAAGCCATTGGTAGTGGATTAGCAGGAGCGGTTGGCTCTGGACTTGCGACATTCGCGCAGACAGGAGACTTTGAGAAGGGAGTAATAAGTGGTATTACAGGCTTTGGTCTGGGTAAGGTTATGGGTGCAGCAGGAGATGCTGGAGCAGCAACAAGATCAGCAGGTGATGCTGGAGCCGAATATTTGCGAAGTATGGGTGAGAATGTACCTACAGCTTCTTCGAGCTTTACTGAAAGTCTGGGCGATATAGGAAGAGGTTTTACTACTAAAGAAGGCTTGCAAGCTATTGGTAATACCGCGATGAGTCCGGGTGTTCTTCTGCCAGCAGCAGTAGGGCAAGGCACAATGGCTCAGGTAGAAGCTCAGGAAGGCATGGACAAGCTCCGCAAAGAGGCTACAGCAAGAGACAATCGTTACGCACAGAGCTTCAGGGACGTTCTGACAGACTCTCTCGGCATGGCTCGTGGTACTGACCCTAATCCTTATATGGGCAGATACGCCAAAGGCGGTATTGTCGGAATGCGGAATGGTGGCGATCTGGACATGACTGAAGGCATGACTGACGAAGAGTACAGAGATTATATGATTGGCGCTCAGGCTGAAGATTCAATCGCTGGCTACGGATTAGATTCTGATAATCGTTATTTTATAAAACCTAAAGCAGGTACGGGAGCAGAAAGACAATCTTTTCTAAGAGGTAATTTTAAACAAGACGCTCCTACGGATTACCGTCATGGTTTTGAAAAAGAATTTCAATTTTTTGATTTTGTAGAAGACAGGCCAGTAGAGCGTTATGCTGATCTGTTTGGAGCTGGAGCAAGTGATTATTTAGCTGGTTTGTTAGCTGGTAACACAGGTGATGCTCCCACGACTCCTACTTACAATTTGCGAGATGTAGATCAAGCTACTCTTAAAGGAACTCAGTTCTCTGGCGCAGGGCCGGGAGCGGGTCAAGGCGGAGATGAAGCAATGACTCCTCTTCCTGCTGCTCCTGTTGGAGGGACGGTCACTAACTTGCCGCCTAGTGGTGGGGTTGCTGGAGGTACTGATGGAGGAATTATAACTACTCCACCTCCGGGTGGCGGAACGGTTGCGCCTCCAAGTGGAGGAGTACCAGTCAGTGCGGGAATGAAGGCTATCCAAGGTTTGGGTATTGATTTAGATCAAGATTATGATCGCGCTGAAGGAGAAGCTGTTTATGACATCATGCAAGAGTATGGTGTTGGTGACGCAGAAGTGGCTGATTACTTTGGGGTAGATGAACAAGGTGTTGCTGATGCATCAGACGTTATTGCTCAAAGATATCAGACCGGAGCTGACCTTGGTCTTGGAAACAAGTTTACAGGCGATTACACTGGTGATGATGTAACTAGAGTTTATGAAAATCTTACTTCTGATGACGGAGTTGGTCTAGCTCAAGCGGCAGATTACTTTAATGTTACTGGTGAGGAGTTACAGGCAAATATTGATGCGATTGCTGCAAGAGATGCTGCTGAGGCATCGAAGGCTCAGGCTGCTGCGGTTTTAGATGGTGTTCCTGTGGAGCAGGTTTACGATCTTATTGAGGCTGGAGATGTAAGTGTAAGTCAGGTAGCGGATCATTTTGGTTACGACTACGAGGAAGTTAGAGCAGCTCAGGATGCCATTCGCGCTCAGAGAGAAGCTACAGGCTATGTTCCCCCAGCTCCTGTAATTGCTACTGCTGGAACTATAGACCTTCAAGACTTACAGGATGCAGATGATGCTATTTTTGCTGGCATGAGTCCTAATGAGTTACGGCAAGCTGGAATGTCCTTTGGTGCTTCGGGTGGTCGGATTGGTAAGAAAAGATTCAATACTCCTTTAGGCATGGTTGAGATGGCTAACGGGGGTATTGCTGAGTTACCTGCCAATCTTCCTATGACTCAGGAAGTTCCTGAAGAGACAGTCATGATGGAATCCGAAACCGTTATCGAAGAGCCTATGCCTGATACTGATTTTCCTGAATTGGTTGAGATGACCATTGAAGCGATCAAAGGAAACATCGAGAATGCAGATGAGATTATTAATCAGTTTATTGATGAGTACGGTGTTGAGGAATTTAGAAACCTAAGAGAGATTGTTCTTCAAGGTATTGTCCCTGATGCCCAGACAGAAGGTATGATTGAAGGAGAAAGTGGCGGAATGGATGACGAGGTCATGGGTATGATTGGAGAAGAGCAGCAAGTAGCTGTTTCTCCGGGCGAGTATATCGTTGCGGCAGATGTAGTTTCTGGTCTAGGAGATGGTAATTCAGACGCTGGAGCGGTTGTTCTGGATGAGATGATGCAGGGAGTTAGGAATGCTAGGTCTGGAGGACAACAGCCTAAGCCTCTTAACAAGGCTGCGGTGATGCCAGCATGAGTGTAACTGCCAGAGATTTAGAACTTCAAAATATTATAATAGCCATCCCTTCTGATGAGATTGCTCCTTTGTGGAAACACGTTAAAGAGATGTTATATCCAGCAGTCGAGCGTTCTCATGGTCGATGGACTATGCAGACTTTATTGATTGCTTTGAAAGAGGGCAAGCAACAGCTTTGGGTTGTCTTTGAAGAAGGGCAGCCTATCAAGGGCGTGGCGACTACTGAGATATTGTCTTACCCCAACAAGAATATGTTAGCGATTCAGTATCTAGGCGGTAATGATTTAGAAACATGGGGAATGTCTTATCTAAAGCGAGTCGAAGAGTTTGCGAAAGCGGCTAAATGCCAAGGTATAGAGGCCACAGGACGAAAGGGTCTGTGGAAATGGTTTAAAGAAGATGACTATAAAGATGCATACACAGTATATGAGAAGGAGATTGACTAATGAGTAAGGGCGGAGGCAGCGCACCACAGAGCACAGTCACTACTCAGGTAGAAAAACTACCTGTTGAGTTAGTTCCTTTTTACAAAGACCTTCTGGGTCGAGGTGTTTATGAATCCTTAACGGGTTATGAAACTTATCCTGAGCGAAGGCTTGCAGACTTTGACCCTTACGAAGCTGGCGCTCAGGAGGCTTATGCGAATATGGCTTTGGAAGGCACTCCTCAGGCTTTAGCTGATGCTCAGAGTGGTATCAGGGAAATAGCAATGGGTAGTCCGTATGAGCGAGCTGTACAAGGCGATGCGATAACTCAACAGCTTGCGAATACTTTTCAACAAGCTGGTGCAACTCCTGATTTTTATGGCCCTAGAGAACCAGCTCAGGGACAAAGTAACTTACTAGGTCGAGGTGTTCTAGGTTATCAAGACCCAGCAGCAGAGCGAAATGTAGGAAGTATAGAAGAGATTAGGTCGTTAACTGATGATTTAGATGCAACTGCAAACTTTTCTAGTTTGGAAGAACAACAAGGTGATCCTCGCGTTCAGAGACTTCAAGAGTTGTTTGCTCAACAAGCAGGCGAAAGACCTCAAGTGTCTTCTGAAATGGAAAGGTATATGAACCCTTTCCAACAGACGTTCATTGACAGACAAAAGGAACTGGCAAGAGAGGAATCAGCCAGACAACAATCTGAGATTGGACAGCAAGCAGCAATGGCTGGTGGTTTGGGTGGATATCGTGAAGGTGTCATGCAAGCAGAAAGAGAAAGAAACCTGATGAATCAGATGCAGGATATACAGGCTGCTGGCGATATGGCTAACTTTCAACAAGCCAGACAAGCTTATGAGTCTGATCGACAGAACAGAATGGACTTGGCTGATCTTGGTCTAAGAGGGTTTGAAGGAATAGGAAGAGATGTTGATCGAAGACGGGGAGCTGCCTTAGATATGGCAAATCTATCAGGTCAACGTCAGGCTCAGGAGATTGACAGACTGGCTAATCTTGAGTCGGCAGGACAAAGAAGAAGGGCGCTTGCTCAACAAGGTTTGGATATTGGCTATCAGGATTTCTTGCGTCAGCAGGCATTTCCAAGAGAACAGCTTAATCTCTATTCTGGCTTGTTAAGAGGTGTTCCTGTAGGGCCGGGACAATACTCGGCTGTGTATGGTAATCAGCCCACGGCAGGACAACAGATAGCGGGTAGCTTGGTTGGCCTCGCAGGACTTGGAATGGGTGCGCGAGGTGGTTTTGGTAGCACTGGCGGTGGCTGGGGAGGAGGCGGTTAATGAATATTCTAGAGCAAGAAGACCTTATTAAAGGACTCCCTGATCAGGCTTTATTTCAACAAGCAGAGAATCCCACTGGGGAAGTTCCTCAGTTCTTGGTTATTTCTGAGATACAAAGACGTAATGATATGCGTAAACGGTTTGAGGCATCAGAGCCTCAACCTCAGACTACCGCTGCTGAAAGAATAGTAAGAGAGGGGTTAGGAGCTTTCATGCCTCCTCAGAATTCTTTACCTCCTCCTGCTATGCCTGCTCCACCTTCCACCTCTGTATCCCACTTGGAGGGTTCCTCCCCGTTAATGGGGCAAGGTATGGCAGCAGGAGGTATCCTTAGCTTTAAAGAGGGTGGTGACTTCCCTGATCTAAGCGGTGATGGAAAGCTGACAAAGAAAGATGTGCTTATTGGTAGAGGTGTTATCAATAAGGCAGGTGGTGGTGTTCTTGGTTTTGCTCCGGGTGGTGGAACTTCTACTATTCGTGACTTAGCAACAACAATGTTTGGCTATACTCCTATATCTGAGAGAACTCCTGAATATTATGCAGAACAGGAACAACGCAATAAATTGATGGGAAGAGTAGAAGAGCTTGAAAGAACTTTAATGGGCTCTATAAGAGATAAAAGAGCTAGAAGAAGAGAGGCTTTGAGAATGGCAAGAGAGGAGCAAGCAGCCGAAGCTGTTGTAGAGACTCCTGTAGATGATCCTGCGTTTTATGAAGAGAACCCTGCTACTGCTGGATATTTTCCGCAGAAAGAAGAAGTTATATCTGAAAGTTATCTAGAATCTTTACCCGCTGGATTGGTTGATAACACCTCTTCTGTTGATAAAATCACTGAATATACAGGAGAGGCGGGTTATGGAGGACAAGGAGATGCTAATTCTGTATTAACTAATCTTGGCGAAGATGAGCAAAATATTCTAGCTTTAGCAAAAAATGAACTTGGAGACAAAATAACAGTACCTCGCCCTGATTTGGAAAAACCAGACTTGTCTTCTGATGTTGAAACTCTTGACACTCAGTCTTTGTTGGACAGTATTGAGGCTCAACGCACAGGAATAACAGATAGGTTAGATGCTCGTAGATCAGAATCTCAAGAGTTAATAAACCAGATTAGAGAAGAAGGTAAGCGTGATGCGTTGAGTGCTGCATTGATTCAGCTAGGAGCTGGTATCTCTAGCGGAGATATGGCCTCTGGTTTGAGTCAGGCTGGTAGTGCCATGACTTCAGCTAATGCGCTCGCTAGAGATGCTGCTAGAGCAGAACAAAGAAGCATGAGAGATTATGAAGAAGCTGCTTTAGCTCAGGCTGATCTATTAGGTGTTGAAGGGCAGAGATTTGCATATGAAGAAGCAAAAGATGCTGCCGTAAGGAAGCAAGCTCTTGCTCAGTGGGATGCCGAACATGGTCTTCGACAAGACTCCCTAGCTCTTGAAGCAGCTTTTAAACAAGCAGGTCTTGATCAAGATTATGATCAGTTTAAATCTGGCTTGGTGATGCAGGTATCAGAGATTGCAGCTAAAGCTAAGAGCGATAACAATACTACTCGCAGAGAGGCAATGAGAACTTTCACCTCTTATATGAATACTATTAGAGATGTGGTTGATGACTTACCTGCATCTATGGACGCTGATAAGAAAATACAAACGGTTAAGGATATGCAGCGTCAGATGATTGATGCATTGAAGGTAGAGCTAGGATCAGATTTCTTTAACGCTTTTGCTAGGGAGGCTCAAGAAGAGGCAGCCTCTCCTTCATCTGGAGAAGAATTATCCATTGAAGAAATAATGTCTAGGTATCCGGGTCAGTAATGCCAGAGTTAGAAGATGTCTATAAATCTTTACGGGCTGCTCATGATGCTGGTGATGTAGTTGCCGCTCAAAAGCTCGCAGATTATGCGAGACAACTTCAGTCTGAAGAACAGCCTCAAGAAACTACAGCTCTGGGTCAGGTTGGAGAAACTTTTAAAGCAATCCCTCGTGGCTTTGGCAGAACCTTGCTTACAGCAGCAGAAGGTGCTGGCGAGTTAGCTGATGCAGCTACTAATTTCGTAGGTCTAGAAAACCTAATTGACTCTGGTGATGATAACGCTTTGGTCTCTGCTGCCAGACAAGGGCAGAAAGCCCTTAACGAGTCATGGTTAGGTGTAGATGATGCTTATCAGGATGAGTGGCTGACTAAGTTTGGTGAAGGCTTAGGCTCTATGGCAACTTTCTTTACCCCGACAGCGGCTCTCAGGCTCGCTGGATTGACGGGTAGAGCTACAAAGACTACCGCTGCCTTGGCTTCTGCTACTGGCTCAGGAGAGCAAGCTCAGCGCATAGAGCAGGCTAGAGCTGAGGGACTTGATGTAACTGGAGGTCAGGAAGATACAGCTATTTTGACGGGAGCAATTATTGGTCTCAGCGAGTTAGCTCCAGTAGAACGAATTTTGCGTGGCATCGACCCCGGCAAAGCTACTGACGATGTAAAAACAGTCATCATGAAAAGGCTTTCTAGTGCTTTTGCTTCTGGAGGAATGGAAGCTTTACAAGAAACCTCTGCTTCTTTGCTGCAAGACCTTGCTGAAAGAGAAATATATAACCCTGATGTTGACTTCGGACAGGAAGCTTTAGATAGCTTTACCATAGGTGGTGCTGTTGGTTTCACTGCTGATCTTGTTGTGAATGCAATGGCAGGTAGAAGGGGAAGAGATTTTTCTGAAACTCAAAAAACTGATGAGCTTCAGTTTAGAAAAGAGGAAGAAGAAAGAGGCAACCTCCGTAGAAAAGAACTTGAGCCTGCTCCTACTGCCGAAGACATAGACGTACCCCGCATAAGATCAGAAATGAGAGAAAGCGGTGATGCGAACTTGGTAGCTTTGGAGTCTCAATTATCAGATGATCAAATTAGAGAAATAGGGGGTGTAACAACTCCTGTCGTTGAAGAAGAGCTTGATCCTGCCACCATCCCTCCCAAAAGCGATAACATGGCTAACTATGCCAAAGATATTGCTGTTCAAATGGGAAGAAACTTTCCTACTGAGACCTCTTTTAACATCGAACAAATTTCTATTCCTGTTGACGAGACCACTAGCGAGCCAGCCTTTCAGGTTGTAGACAGTGAAGGTAAAGCTTATGGTTCTCCTCGTGCGGAATACGAGCAAGCTGCTGTGTTAGCTGGAACCCTTAACAGAGAGATTGTAGATCAGACTGCAAGAAACTCTACAGAGGAGATAATTGAAGCTACCCCAGAACAATACGATGAGGATACAACACAGAGCTTAGAGGTTATTGGTAACCGAATTAAGAATCCTCGTGCTAATGAGATTACGGCTGATGCCTTGAATGTGGCAGCAGATACCACGATGGATCAAGGCTTTGAAGAAAACCTGACTGCCGAACAAGCAATGCAGAGAAACATGGGCAGAGTGTTTACTGAGCAGGACATGGTCAACAGCCTCACAGCCTCTCAGAGAGTTAATCGCAAGCGTCTAGCTAGAGGTTTGCCTGAGACTAACAAGTTTACCGTTACTGAAGCCAAAGAAGTTTTAGGTAAAGACTTTGGAAAGCTAGGAGACATTGGTGCTGGCGGTATCATTGAGACTCAGAAGTACAGTGTTGGCAAGGATAAAAAAGGTAATCCTATAGTTGTTAGTAGCTTAGGCGAAGTGATTACCAGTAAAAGTGTACAGAAGATTAGAAAGAAAGATGGCAAGCTTTACACGCAAAAGCGTAAGCTTAAGACTGAAAACGATGCTCGAATATTAGCAGACAGACTCAACAGTCGTTATGACCAAGCTGTTGACGAGGTTGTCTTTGAAGACATCAAGGCTGGCAACGCAGAAATAAAAGCTTTGCTAGAACGAAAGAATATCCCTAACGAGTTAGACAGTCCTGCCATTAAGACAATGGCTAAGGCTTTTGTTGGTAAAGAGAATGTCAACGACATGGACACTGGTGAGAAGAAGTTCTTTTACCAGAAGATTCGTAAGCTCCCCGTAGTACCCTCCCCTCTTGCAGAAGGTCTTCCTGATTTTGACCAAGCTTCCACTCTCACTCAAGGCGTTGAGGTCGATGCTGAACCTTTGGCTTTGCCTGCTCCTGATCGAGAACTTCCTAGTCCTGAGCTTGTTGCTGATATGCAAGAGCGTTTGAACGCTGAGCTGAAGAGAAAGAATCTAAGCGATCAGGGAGTTACAGGTCGAATCTTTCAAGAGTTTAGAGACTATGGTCTCAACAAAGAGGATCAGCCCGTCTTCACCTCTGAGGTTCTAGAAGAAACAGAGGGTGGGTATCTAAAAGATTTTAATGAGATTGCTGTAGGTGTGCGTCAGGCACTGCAATTTCATGAAGAAAGCACTGGTACAAAGGTGGACATGAACGATGGTGACGCGGTCTTTGCTGTCATCAAAGATGTTTTAAATCATGAGACCGTCCATGCGCTAAGAAGATTGGATTTGTTTACCGCAGAAGAGTACAGAGTTCTTGAGAAAGCGGCTGAGAATACTAAAAGACAAGGTGAGGATATTACCTATCTAGAGGATGCTCAAGATAGGTATTCGGACTTATCACGAACTCAGATCATGGAAGAGGCTGTGGCTGAGCTGGTGCGTCAGAACACTAATCTGGGTGGTAGACCTAGAACAATCATTAATAAGATTAAGGATATTCTAGAAGCGATTGCTCGTTTCATTTCTGGCAGTCCTCCGACAGTGCAACGTATTGTGGCTGGCATAGAGAGTGGAGATATAGGTGCAAGAGCGACTGGTGAGGTTCGCAGCCTAAGAGCTACCAGAGATAGGCTTGATTTGTATGAGTATGAAAACATTGATGATGTGGCTCCAGCAGGCTCTCAGACAGCTCCTAAGATAGGAGATACCTTAGAGGAATTAGAAAGACAGCTACAGCCTATCAAAGAGGTGACGGTTGCTGAGATAGATGAGCAGCCTATTGCTAGGTCTACCAAATCAAACCGTAAGTTTATTCAGGCTTTAGTAGATAAGGGCAATTTAATTTTAGGTGAGGCATCTTACTTTCCTGATGGAAGATTGGAACATGAGAATCATTTTGCACACCGCAAAGCGGAGAGAGGTATTAGTGACGAACAGATAGAGAAAACGGTTTATTACGGGAATATGTTTAAGGCATATCCTGATGGAAAGAACAGACCTCCCGGCGTGATATTTAGAGGTGAAGATATAACTGTGGTAGGAGAGGCAAGAGGGAATCAGTTAGTATTAAAGACTGTTTACGAAACTAATAATCCTCCTGTCAGAGAGTCCACTCAACAGAAAGCTTCAAAAGATTATTGGGAAGGAGATTCTAAAATTGCTTACTCAAGGCGTAGAAAGCCTCCAGAAAAAACTCAAACTGCTTACAAACTTTTTCGTACTCTTCCAAGTGAACCGGGAAAGTTGTTTCCTTTATTTGTTGATGCTAATCAACCTGTTCCGATGGGTGAATGGGTTCAAGCTAAGTCCGGGCCTAGAGATGAGAAAGGCAAAGTAAAGTCTAAGCTAGGTGGGTTAGCTTATAGACCCGGATGGCATTCGGGAGATTTACCCGTAGCTAAACATATAGGCCAGAGAGACCCTGCTAGTAACTCAACTAAACCAGCATTTCGCAAACCAGATCAAGTGTGGGCAGAAGTAGAAGTCGCTGCGGATGTTGATTGGCAAGACAGAGCTAACAAAGCTGCTGTTAAAAATAAAGATGGTTCTATAAGAGTTAAGACTGCTCACATAACTGATCGAATCCCAAAGGGAGGTTTCTACAGATATAAAACCAATCCCAACATGGAAGGGAATTGGATAATAAGTGGTGATCTTAAAGTTAACAGAGTGCTTTCTAACGAAGAAGTTGATCAAATAAACAGACAAGCTGGAGTTTCTGATCTTCCTCGTGTTGAAGATCGACAAGACAGCTCTATAGCTTATTCTCGTAGAGGAATAACCATCCCTGAAGCATCTAGCACCGCTCCTACACTACCAGTCGGTGAGGTAGAAGCAGAGTTGCAGTCTTTGCTTGATAGGACTGATGGTAATCCTACCTCTCGTCAGTTGTCTAACATCACTGGCGCACCTACACCCAGAACAATTACGAACAAAGCTGGCAAGAAAGTCATTGATAAAAAGCGCGATGGTGAGGTCAAGCCAACATCTCTTGCTGAGTTAAGAGCTATGGCAAGAAGGGGTTTGCAGGAAGGTCAAAACGATCTGCGTTGGTATGATCAGTTTGGTAGTGGCCTGAAGGATATAATCGGTGATGCAAACATCGAAGAAGCTTCAGTAATTTTTGGGATTACCTCTCAACAAAACTCAGCCGAACAAAACCTAGCCGACACTTTGCATATCATGTCAGTGGCAAGACGCATTGATCCTGTGGAAAACACGGCTGCTTTTATCAAAGAGCTGAAGGAGGGAACCAGACCAAACGGACAAAAGGTTAAGATAACTGGTGACCAGATAAATCGTATTGTGCGGATGTATACCGAGGGCTATGCAAACGCAGGTCTTAAGACCAGCACCTATATGCAACTTATCCAAGACCGAGCAAGGAATCGTTTTAATCCTTTTAGTGTGCAAGATGTACATATGGCTAGAGCTTTCGGCTTTAGAAGAAAGAACTACAAGGATGGCAATCTGGTTGATGCAGCTATTATTCCGGGTGATCTTCAGTATCGGTATGCTCAATATCTTACAAGCTATCTCGCTCAAGAGTTTGGGGTTACTCCTAATCAAATGCAGGCAGCTTTGTGGTTTGTGGCAAAGGACACCTTGTCTCCCAAGAAAGGAAAGGCAAAGGCAGGGGCTGGAACATGGGTTTCTTCTAGGAGATTTGCTCAGCCAGAGGTAAAGGTTATTGAGCAACAGATAGAAGACGGTGTGTTTGATACGACATCTCCTCTGACACCTGCGTTAGAGAAAGGTGTACGTCCTCGTAATGCACCTAAAGTTAAACAAGACCCTTATACCAATTATCTTCAGATAGATGAGCTTACAGAACTTGCTGCTCAAAGAGCCCCTAGAGTGTTGGCTTCAGCTAACCCCGGTAATGGTAGGGGATATGGTTTTCCTGAGTCTGTTAGTCTCGAAGAGATTGTGGATTTTAATAAGGGTGCTTTAGATGTTATCACTGACCAAGACGGACAAATTCCTTTCATCAGGCAGATGGGAATACCTCACGTTGTGGAATCATCTTTCGGAACTTATGAGGGAATAGAGCCTAACATTCAAATTAGATTGCTAGATGGAACGCTAGAGCAAGCTGACTTTATAGGTAATGTTTTAGGAGATGCGCTCTTACAGGACGCAGTTGTTACCGAGAAGCCTATTTACGATCAAGGTAGTCAGGTGGGTATCGCAGCAACTAAGGCTGATGGCTCTGCTTTCACAGAAGAAGAGGTCATGGCTGTCGCTAACAAAGCTAATCCAGAGAAAGACCCTTACGGACTAAACTTTACGTTGGTTGATAACGGAAGAGCTTTAGCTTTTACAGACGGGAGAACTTTTGATAGAAAAGAGTTTCCTGATTACACCCCTGAAATGTCAGAGGAATTTGCCGATAAGGTGTTGAACGCCTTTGATAATGATGTACAATACGTCTATAGCCAATATACTCAACAAGGCAATTACTATGAAAGTGAAGGATATTCAAGCGCGATTAGAGGCGAAGGGGATACAGAAAGCTTCCCCGGATCATCCGATATACTCAGCACCGTCAACGATACGCTTTATAAACCGTTCTGGGACTACTACACAGCAGAAGCGGAAAGAATCGGCTTTACCCCGCAGAATCTAACTCCTCCATCTCCTCCTATTGCGCCTGAGTCTGTCAGACCGCAAGCAGTACAACCTAGATCAATCCCTCCTGCTGAGGTAGAAGCAGCCGTAGAGAAGAACCTAGAAGCCCTAGAGAACACTACAGGAGGGGCTGTACCTACCTTTAGCGTCAAAGCCTCACCAGAGGCTCAGGCTGTGGCTAGAAAACCAGAGCTTGGGGTTAAGCCTACCAAGGAACAAGACATTGTTTACTCTCGCAGATCGCCTAGAGACCCAGAGGTAAAGGCTGTTGTAGATAAAGTTATTCAGCCTGAGTCTAGGAAGAAGAGTCTGTTTGAAAATATATTTTCTAAAAGCGATGACTACCAAACGCAGTTCTCTAAGTTTCGTCAGGATTACGTTAACAGGTATGAGCCTTTAGAAAAGATGGACAAGATGATGAGGGATACGCTAGGTACTCTAGCTGATTCTTCAGCTCACTTCGCAATGATCATGTCTGACCGATCTAGCAACTTAACAGCAGCCTCTATTAAACATGGTATTCCTGTTCGTAGGGACGGAATGTTTAAGACAGAAGATTTTATATATGACGGAAATAAAGTCGATGGTTTGCTCGGTGTGTTCAAGAACCTTATGCCAAGTGAAAATGTATTTAATGAGAATTTACTGGAGGTTTGGCAATCTTACGCGATAGCTAAAAGAGCTAAAGAAATAAACGATTCTGGCAAACTCAGCCCTGTACCGAAAGGAGAAGAGGATGCTTTCCTAGCTGAGATGGAAGCCATAGCTGATAAGTACATTAACCCAAATACAAATAAGTCTTATATCAGGGAAGTGTACGATATGTATCAGGCGTACAATAACCAAGTTATCAACCTGATGAGAGACTCAGGACTTATCACTGATCAGGAAGCTAGAAGCTGGGAGCGTAGTTCAACGTATTATCCTTTCTATAGAGACTTTGAGGCTGATCCAAACGCGGAGACTAATCAGGAAACAGGTGATGGAAAGTTAGTTAATGTAGATTCTATTCTTAATGTTGGAATGGAAAACTCTCCTAGCTTTCTTCCTCAGGACAAAATTGGATCACAAAAGCTCAGAAGATTAGAGGGCAGTCGGCTTAAGATAGATGTTCCCCCTCTTGAGGCTGTGGTTAAAAACCTAGATGCCGCTATCAATATGTCGATGAAGAACATTGCCTATCAAAGAGCAATGCGTGATGCTGTCTATCTGGGCTTTGCCTCAAAGATTGAGCCGGGTCGTAAGATGAAAGCTCTGAAGAAGGGAGAAATATCTAACGATATTTATATCAGAGAGAATGGCAAGGATGTCAGGTACAAGGTTCACGATCAGTTGCTTTTCTCTGCGCTTCAACCTATCTCTGACGGGTCTCTGGTAACTCGTATTACAGAAATAACATCCATGCCTGCAAGATTCCTGCGAGAGTCTGTTACTCGCTCTCCGGGTTTTATGTTGGTCAATATGCTTAGGGACACGCTTTCTGCCTTTGTAACCTCAGGGGCAAGCTTTACCCCTATTATAGACACTGCTAAAAACTTTAGGACTGACTTAACTGAATTTGAAAAGTTAGGTGTAGTTACTGGGTACGACAACATTAGTGACCCTAAAGATTTAGCAGCTTATCTCTCAAAGGAGATGAGAAAGAAAAACATTGATACAGGTGCGAGTAAAACTACCAAGGCATGGGAGAATAGTTTAGGAAAGGCATGGGACTTGTTAGGTGCAGGTACTACTAAGTCCGACTTTGCTACTCGTAAAGCGGTTTATGACGATGTACTTGCTAGAACTGGAAGTCAGGCTGAAGCAGCTTATCAAGCGATAGAGGTTTTAAACTTTGGCAGAAGAGGGGGCAACGCTGCTTATCGAATGTTTGCAGCAGCAACACCTTTCCTTAACGCAAGAATACAAGGACTCGATGTTTTATGGAGAACTGGTTTAGGTACTTATTCCTCTCGGAGCGATCTAGGTAAAGCTCAAATACAAAGAAACGCTTTGCTTAGGGCTAGTTATCTTACTGGGCTGACTGCTGCTTACTGGATGCTAATGAGCGATGATGATCAGTATAAAGAAGCATCTGACTATGTCCGTGATAACAACTGGCTTATTCCTAATCCGTTTGGTAATGAGCCAATGAAAATACCCATACCTTTCGAGATAGGATTGTTGTTCAAGACATTCCCTGAAAGGTTACTCGATGCTTCCTTCAAAGAATCCACAGCCCGTGATTTTGCACAGACAGTGGGAAGAGGAGCGATTGCTACTCTTGAGATGAACCCGTTCGGAATTCAAATCGCTGCCCCGCTAGTGGAGGTTGGTTTTAACAAGAACTTCTACACTGGCAGACAGATTGTTCCTTATTACATTGATCAGGGAGTAGTCGCAGGTTTACAGGATAGAGTCACAACCACAGAGTTTGCTGAGTGGTTAGGACAATCAACAGGAATGAGTCCTTTAAAAATAGATCATGTGATTAACGGCTATGCAGGATCACTAGGTATGGTAGCTATCGATATGGTAGATAACATTCTTAGATCGCCTGCGATTACCGGAGACTTTGCAGCTTCTATGCCTACCTATAATCTGTCAGAGAATCCTGCCTTTAGAAGATTCTTTGCAAGAGCAGAGGGTACTGGTCTTTCAGAAGATTTTTATGAAATGAATCGTTATGTGGGACAAATAGTTCAAACACTGAATAAACTTGAAGAAGAAGGAAGAATTGAAGAGTATCAAAAATTTCTTGTGGGAAGAGAACATCTTCTTGATTTTAGAAAAGATTTCAATGCTATTAGTAATGAGCTTTCTGAGTTGCGTAAAGAGAAGCAAGATATTATTAGAGCTGATATCCATCCTGACAGTAAGCGTGATCAAGTTAACGAGATAGACAGGATCATTAACGAAAGATTGCAGGTAGTGCCACTGTACAAAGAACTGGTGCGCTTGCCTGTGTTTAGAGAAAGCACCTTCAAGGAAGGCGGCCCTTAGGCCGCTTCCTCTTTCTTGGGTACATATTCCCCCAGTATAGGGTTCACAATCTTCGATCTCAGGATAGTGTAAACTTCCTTAAACCCTTGACCGTGAGGCTTTCGCCAAGTCTTCTTCAACCACCGACATTGTGGCCCAAACTTCTGTTGCACATGATGTGCTACTTCGTGAGCTACCGACATCCATAAATCTTCTTCAAGACTTTGGGTGTAACGCCCACCGATTACCGGACATTTATCAAAAGCATCATACTCCTTGTGCCAACCACCCTTTCCGTGTTGCCAGTAAGCAAGGTTGATTTGAATGACATTCCTGCCTCCATAAGTCGCTACGCTACACCATCCTTTGTTCACAACTTTGATGCACCTTACCGCTTCAATGACATGATGCTTATTAATACCAAGCTCATAGTCTTTGCACTTGAGGTGATTCATGCACCGCCTGACCATTCGTTCAATCAGTATTACTTCCTTTTTCATTTACTTTCTCCTTTCTTTTCTATGGGTGTGAGTTTGGCATTCTTAGGTAATCTTTTTCTGCCTAAACTGGGAGAATAAAAGTACAACCATTTCCTCCCTTCCTTGTAAACCCACCCTGCGCTGTTACCAAAGTCGCTGTGATACCACACGGGTGTCCAACCTCTGTTCCTAACTTTTCGTACAGTCGGGTCTTTAATAAACCATTCTGATTTATTCATATCTAACTCCTTAATTTTAAAAAACTACACGACCTTATAAAGGTGCGCGGTGTCTTTAATAAAGAACACGAGAGTATGATATCAAATGGGTTTTTGGTTTTTGCACAAACAAGATATTAACGTGGTGAATTCAGGCTACAGCCCAGAGTTCATCATAGTTAAAATAAATTTTTTGTTAGTAAACGTAGAGCGAGAGAAGCTTAAATAGTTAATAAAAGTACAAGTGGCACTACCGCAGCCCAATGACTGCGGGGTTACATTTTATTACAAATTAATCTTCCCAAGTACAGGGACTTTTGTATTGATTCATGTATACGACATTTCTTTGCGAAAGGTCTTCGATCATTTTCTCTTCTTTAAAAGGTTTGATATTAAAGAACTCAGAATACTCAGGATGGTATGCGTGGAACAGCCTAGCGTAGAAAGCAATGTAGTTGTTGCTTATCTTAAACTCGCCACTCTTTGTTACCACTTCGTAATCCCATCGGATTCTATTTACTATAAACCAGTGAGAGTAAGAAGTAAGTCCTGAGTTAATTGCATCGAACGTATACTTCTCGAACAATTCCCAAACGTGTGGATTATCTTTGTGCCATTGCCACCAGTCACCTTTTCTTTTGTGTAGTCGTTCCCTTAACTGGTTTATCGTTACGTTGTAGTCTGTCATCTTGCAACTCCTTCAACTCTTTGTAATCGTCTATTAACTCTTTAAGCTCTTCGATGTATTCGACAATTTCTTCAATGTCATCCTCATCAAACTCGGCTTGTATCTTTAGTTTCTTCGCCATTGCTTTCCCTTTGCGGAGGGGGGATGTTAAACCCCATCTCCGCTGCCGTCCTTATTAAAGTTTCAATTAAGCTGCTAAACTCCTGCTTAGTTGTGTTGCTACTCCTCTTGTTAGGACGCTTGCGCCATCCAAACTTTGTCTCGACTTCAATGGTTCCAAAGGTTTGAAACAACATCTCGTTATGCATTTCATCTGGAGTCATGCCACAAAACTCAGCAAACTCCCTGTTCCATTTTCTGTAGTAACTTTCCTGAGACCGTGTCCTAGCAACCTTATTACTCAGAGTAACGTATAAGCTGTCCTTATCCTTTAACACTTTTTGTAGCTTAGCAATAGTGTTTGAGTCAAAGTTATGAGCAACTATGCATTCAATCGAGTTAATTAAAAGCTTGCTGTCAGTAGGATTGCTTGACCTCAAGTAGTTATTAAGATGAAAAGTAAACTTGTCATTTGTCATTGAGGATGTCCTGTTCATAGCGTCTTATCAAGGTTTGGATAATGCAATAAAGAAATTGCTCAGACTGGTCTATCTGTCTGAGATACTTCGTTGACATAGAGCTAAACTCGTAGTTGTCAAACTTCTGATGACAAGAGACACACAGGTCTGCCACACAAAGATCGTGTGGCTTCTCTGCTTTACCCTTACCTAACAAGCTTGCTCTGAGTCCTTGATAGTGTGCTGCGACTACAGTGTCATCCTTGACACCACAGTTCACACATCTCTGTCCTTTAGCAGCGTTCAGTAGTTTCTTGCTTCTGATGTTAGCCATGACTAGAAGGGTATATCATCATAAGCATCTACTGGTGGAGGAGGCTCTGAGGGAGGCTCAGGCTCACGCCTACGTTGAGGCTGCTGTTGCTCCTCTCCATCCTCAGGGGTGTAGGTCACTGCCTCAATCTGTACACCAAAGTAAGTATTGCTGTCACCCTGCTTTTCCCAAAGGCTCACACCAATCCTTGGTTCAACGCCTTCTGTCCTAAGTGCTGTCACCAGATGTTTCAGAAACTCATCGGTGACTTGTACCTGATACTTTCCTCTCTGACTGTAATCAGGATGGTTGTCTGCTTTCTTGTAGTCATTGTGATAAATGTTACCCCTGATCTTCGGGCCGTATTTCTTCATTTCCATCTTTAGCTTCCTCCTCTTCGGCTTTTTCTGCTAATTGTGTGAATTCTTCTTTCATTTGTTTAAAAATTTCTGGGTATTCTTTCTCTAGCTTATCAATGCCTTTTTTGTTTGCCCTCCATATTTCCCTGACCGAATCTGATGTCTTTCTTGTTTTGAAACTTTCTTCTGCCCAACCGAGTATCATATCTAAGTAAACTTTGGGGTCACCTTCCCAAGGTTGATCTTCATCTTTTTTAGGTGCTTCAGGCTGCTTCTTTTTAGGAGCTGCCTTAGGCTCAGGCTCGACAGCGTCAACATCTGGTAAGTCCTCACCAGTAAAAAGCTGTATGCCAAGACCGAACAGTGCTGCACACTTAACGAAGCATCGCTTCTCCGTTTTATTAATCTGTTGTGCGTTAGGATTTCTAACAGCGTTCATCTTGTTGTCCATTACATATAGACGCTCTGTTCTAACTAACCTGTGCTTGGTGACGTTTTTAGTCTCAGGACAGGTCTCGGCATGAGTGTAAATGCTTAACCTGCATTGGACAGTCATAGTCCCATCGTCATAAGTAATTGGGTCTAGATATTCCAGTGTAAAATCAGGATAGGTTTGCAACAAAAATTCCCAGACATGAGTCCATGATAAAAAATCAGGCTGAAAGCTATTGCTTACCTTTTTCTTTTCTACCATTGGTTTGATGTCCTGACATTTAAGATGCATATAAACCTTTTTATACGCCTCATCTAGTGTCGCCTCTTCCGAAGACACTTCTACTGCTTTAACGTCATCTCTGAAATTTCTATCTTTATAATCGTCAGCAGTCATATCGTTATCACTCATGGGTTCCTCCCTCTTTTGTTTTGTTTAAGGTATTAATAATTTCATTGGCATCCATCGTAAAAAACAACGCTGTATCCATCGAAGTTTTCTTTGGAGGGAAACCTGCTTGTAAATGTACTTGGTCTCCAGTGATGGAGAACTTAAAGTTATCGACAACTCTAGCTATACCTATACATTTTTCGTAGATAGCTTTGTCATCTGCGGGGTTGTACTTCATTTTGACTCCTTTTCATATTGATCACACCACTCGTTAACGCCACACCAATTAGCAGTGCATCTAGTCTTATCCCCTGCTCTGCGTACTAAGGTAAGGTCTGTGCCTTTCATATACTTCTGCGCTTCTGACAGATCATCAAAGACTCTCGTAGCTCGCTTCGCAGTTCCTTTGTGTAACGCAAACTTCTCAGGCTTAGCCCATTGCTCCTTCTCACTACAGGCGGGTAACCTACCACCAGTTAAGTAAGCGTATTCGGCTTCGTCATGCAGAGCTATGCGTTCCTCCATGTACCTGTCTTGTTCTTCAGTAGACCAAGTCGGTATGTCGATTACCATTATGGGAGCTTTAGGATAATTACCACCGTTACGCTTGAGATCGTTTTCTTTCCAATCTCTTAGCACAGCAATTATCTGTAACTTGTTAACAGCATAGTCTGGGAAGTATCTGTGTTCCTCTTCAAGAGGATCAGGTTCCATCTCAGTATGACGCAACAGCCATGCGTAAGCATTAAGTTGATTGTGCCATTCTTGTTTCTCATAAATGACAGACCACACACTGGTGCATTTGTAATCGCTGACAGTAATGGTCTTTGCTTTGTCGTTTACCTCGACAAGATCAATAGCTCCAGAAATTCTCCATCCACCATCATGAGAAGTGAACCACCGTTGTTCAGAAATGAAATCAGTATCCTCAGCTCCCTTCTCGAACATATTGTGAACAGCAGTTCCTAATACGCTCCAGAGCTTCTGAGAGACATCCTCAGACATTTCTTCGTCATGTTGCCTGCGTAGCACACTGATGCGAGGGGAATCGATTAGCTGCGTTACAGAGCGGTTGCTTTCTCCTCTGTCATAAGCATCATGACTAAGAGACTTCACCACAGGTTCAGGTAAATTATATTTATTGGTTACTTTCATTTAACTCTGAAAACTCGAAACGAATTTTCTGTTTCAGGATTTTTTACAACACTAAAAAACTTATCAGTGTTCTGATTGTTTTCTCTTGTTGCTCTGCCCCGAAGAGACATTTCATCTCTCTTTGTCCCTAAGTCGTGAACGACAAAGCTGTCACCCATTTCCATTTTTGCAAAAGGCAGATCATCCCATCTGCGTTGATTAGTAACAGAGCTAGGAACCTCCAAGCCCTTTTCGATTTGATACTTTTCTTCAGACATCATTAGTTCTCCATTGTGATTTATTTCGGCTTTACCTTCTTCAATAAGCCCAATAACATACTGTCCCATCTTACTCATAACGATTCCTCCCAATGCGAGGATAGGGACTGACCCTCAATATGTCAACAAGTCTTGAAGTTTATAAAGGAATAATTTATGGTGAGCCTGCAAGTAAGGCGAACAGTAGAAAGATAGTTATGTTCGGTAAACGTCCTGCAATTATCAAGAGTCAGAAAGCAAGAGACTACGTTAAAAACTTTGAAAAACAATGTCCTAAATTAGATACACTCGTTACAGATGATTTAGTCGTAGAGATAACAATTTTTTATGGCAGTCGCAGACCTGATTTAGATGAAAGTGTGATACTCGATTGTATGCAAGGATTCATCTACAAGAACGACAGACAGGTAAAAAAGAAAATAATTAACTGGGGGCTGGACAGGGATAATCCACGAGCAGAAATTAAAGTTTATCTGCTTGAAGAGGATAAAGGTTAAGGATGAAAAAAGAGAAAGATGCATTGAGAGAAGTAATAGTCCATGACACTAAACAGTTTTTAGAAAGGGGAGGGCAAATAACAAAAGTACCAAGGGGTCTTGGCAGGGATGTGGTGAAGTTAAAAAGGAGTACAAGTCAGGGTAGAAATAAATTCATTTACGAGGAGAACACGTTTAATTATGACAGCGCATACCATCGCAAGTCATAACGGTTACTTGCGTTTATGTAGAGCGCAAATCTATGCCGCAATAGAAGACTTGCACGATAAGAAGCATAAAAAATCAGCCCTTACATTTTTCTTGAGTGACAATTTCAGATTGTGCTGTAAAGCTTGTGGGTTTAATTACAGATCAATCATTGATGTTGTATACGAGATGAGTAAACTAAACACAATTCAAAAGAAAGTTCGGGGTCAACAATTAATTAAAGAATTAAGGGGTCAGAATGTCAGCAGCAGTGGAGGAGGTAGTCGGAAGGCTAACTGAAAGTTGTAGGATTGTGTGTCCATTATGTTCAGAGACACGTAAAAAGAAAAACGATAGAAGCTTAAGTGTCACGGTTAAATCAGACGTTACTCTGTATAACTGTCATCACTGTAACGCAGAGGGAGGGGTACAAAGAAAGTCTTATTCTCCACCCATCTCACGCCAACGACAAAAAGTCACTGTGCCTAAAACCACAGACTTATCCTTGATTGGTGAATATCTAGAATCAAGAAATATTAATCCGCTGTTAGCTGAGAAGTATGGCTTGGCATCTGCTCCGAGAATGTTTAGGGAGTTTGGTGAACAGGACGCTATCGGCTTTGTATACGACAGGGATAGTGATGAGAGGGCTGTGAAGTGGCGTAGTCTCAAGAGTAAAGCTTGGACGCAACAAGGAGCAGCTCGCACATTTTATGGGATTGAATTTGTAGAGGATAACCCAGACACGCTAGTCATCTGTGAAGGTGAGATGGATGTACTGGCATTAGCTACCGCAGGTATCACGGCAGTGTCCTGTCCTAACGGTGCGCCAAGCAAGGTTAGCAATCGGAAAGTACATCCTGAAGAGGACAAGAAGTTTAGTTATCTGTGGGAAGAGCGAGAGCTGCTAGAAAAAGTAGAGAAGATAGTTCTAGCTACAGACGATGATCCCGCAGGCGAGGCATTAGCTGAGGAGTTAGCTCGAAGGATACCTGACGGTAGAGCTAAGTGTTGGCGTGTGCATTACCCCAGAGGATGCAAAGATAGCAACGATGTGTTGATGAACCACAGCCCAGAGAAGCTTAAGCATTGCATTGAGAACCCTACTCCGCTCCCACTGAAAGGTATCTACACAGCTCAGGAATACATGGGTGCTGTAGAGGACATCTATTCTAAGGGGCTCGGAGGCGGTGTAAGCACTGGTATTAAAAGTCTGGATGATTTGTTCACCATTGCAGCAGGTCAGCTCAGTGTCGTTACAGGACTACCAAGCAGTGGTAAATCAGAATTCGTTGACCAGTTAATGGTAAACCTAGCGATGAGAGAGAGTTGGAAATTTGCAGTAGCAAGCTTCGAGAATCCACCGCACTTCCACATCAGTAAACTGGCTGAAAAGATAACTGGCAAAAGCTTCCATCAAGGCTCAACTAATCGCATGAGCAAACAAGAAATGAAAGAGGCTTACGATTTCATCAACGATCATTTCGTATTTTTGGATAACAAAGATGGTGTGGTGAGTAGTGTGGAATCAATCATTGCTCGGTGTAAGGCGAGCATCCTGAGGATGGGTGTGAGAGGTTTGGTGATCGACCCTTATAACTTTATTGAGCAGGGTGAGGGTGAAGAGCATTTATCTATTAACGCGATGCTGACAAAAATAACGACCTTTGCCAAAGCTCATGATCTACACGTTTGGTTCGTAGCACATCCGACCAAGGTCTATCCGAACGACAAGGGAGAATATCCAGTCGTTGGCGGTAACCACATCAGTGGCTCTGCTGCATGGTTTGCGAAAGCTGACGTAGGCATCACAGTGCATAGAAGTGATGAGTCAACTGACATTCATTGTTGGAAGATGCGTTTCAAGTGGTTAGGTAAACAGGGAGCAGTCCCTTTGTCCTACGATGTGGTCAGTGGTAGATACTCTGACTATGTAGATCAAACGTATGCAGGAGTCTCAGAAGGACACTGGAGTGATGACTTTTGAGTAGAACCTTAGTGGTTGAGGCAGGCATTGTTCCAAGAGCCAAAGCGATGGATCAATGTGTGGTTGATGTGTTGTTGCTCGGAGAGCTGATCACGATTAGGCAGCATCAGGCTGCTGAGTATTTTATGGACATATGTGCTAAGTCACAGATGTACGTCCGTAGCTACAGCTATGATAGTATGCCTGCCTCAGCAGGCACAGTAAGAAAAGACAAGGTGTACTACTTTCCTTACTCAAGACTAATACGATCAATCAATGAAAAGCTATCGAGAGAACACAGCACGATATTGCATGAGGTTGTGATACATGATGTTTATCCTGAACGAAACATGGATAAGTTATCAGAGTGTTTGGATTTTATCTCAGAGGTGAGATGGAGATGAATGAAATTGTTTCTGGGCCAGTATCAGCAGTACCGTTAACTACTACGCATAAGAAAGTAGAGCAGACGGTTGTTGATACGCCAGAGCCAAATCAAAAGAGAGTTATTCAGGAAGTGACTGTCGTTGATACCTACGACTGGAGAGGGAATAAATCTTCAGCGACTAAAGTGCATACGCTCAGTTGGTTGGTTTAAATGGCGTGATGAGGGATAAGCAAGGAGTCGCAGTGAGTTTCTGCATTCGTGGGGACTTATCACTCTTAAACGGTGTCACGCCATCACCGCTCAACCATCCCCCACTAGATTTAATCTAGAAACTGCACCTCCCATACTAACATGGATATTTGATCTCCGTACTTTAATCGTTGTTGTTGAAGAAAATCAGATACTTTGTTTTCAATGTGATTCACACCTCTGCCCTTCACCTGAAAAGCAAATACCTTCTTCGCCCCGTTATTTAAATTAAATTTTACCTTAGCGTTCCCCGTCATTTAAGCCACCCCTAGCTTGGACTGCAAAGCATGAAGAGCTTCGAAGTCCCTAGACAAAATGTAAGAGGGACGGTTACCCATCGCCCCGTTATTTAACGCCTCCTCAACTTCAAGTTTGGCGATTTTGACAAGCTGAATCAAAATGATTAGCTCGTCCTGTGTAAGTTCAACATTATTCATTAGTGCAAATTCCTCTTCTGTGGTTTTCTGTCTTCAATGTTAAGTCTGTCAGCCTCGTTCATCGCTGAGAATATTTCCCACCCCTCTCGGAGCAAGCGAAAGAAATCTAATTTCCTCATGCCTGCTCTGACTGATGCAGTGAGCAGGGCATTGGAAAGTCCGATGATGACAGCAATAGCATTGGGATTATTATGTTTGCGTAATGCGTTAAGGATAACCTGTTCTATGGCCTCGGCTTCCTCGGTAGTGCATTTCATTTCGTATCTTTCTTGCTCCTCGTCAGTCATGAGATAGCCTCCTCGACATACCTCTTAGCCTGCTCTAGCTCCTCAGGTGTACAGACAGAGCGTAAGTAATCCGTTAGTTCAATGGCTGCATCCACCCTGCTTGATGGTGCGGTGTGAGCAAGCAAGAGCGCCTGCTTTAGTAGGTCTAAGTTTGTAAGGGTCATGTGACCTCCTTAATGGTTGATGGGTTACGGTTAGTAATATTTAAAAGCGTCAATCTCACCATTGTCATTGTGTACAGTGTGGAATTGATTTAACGCTTGGATGATTGTGTTGATGGCATTGATAGTCTTTTCATTTTCTTCGTTCTCAATGTTGTCCCTCAACCGCAGCCCTAGTGACAAGTCAGGGTCTGTTTCACCCTTCTCACCCCATAGGTGTGTGATAGCGTCATGTACTTTTCCTTCCAAATAGTCGTCCAGAAAAGAAGCATTGGTGTATGCTTCAATTTGTTCTACAACTTCTTCAGGGTCGTAAGGGACAGGATTTTCGCAAGCACCTTCCCCAAAAGCCAGACTGTAAATTTCTTTCTTGAATTTTTCGTTATTCATCATCGTTCTCCTTTGGTTGATTATTTTATGGTTACACTGTCCCCAAATTCTCCTGCTGAGAAGTCAGGGGTAGTGTGTGTAGTTGCCCATAGCACTGGGTAGTCAGGCTCAGTCACGTTGACCTGTCCTATACCGTCAGTGAAATAGACTAGGCAGTCAGTCTCTATCTCTTCATCAGCGATGTACTTAAAGACAGGGTCAAAGCGAGTACCTCCACCGCCTACAGGATTAATGTCTAGCTCAATAGGTGAAGCACCTGTAGTGCGACAGAAAGTGTTTCTCTCCCTCACTCTAGTGTCGCAGTAGATTATCTCTACTGTGCTAGGGTTAAGAGCCTGCACCGCGTTATTGATGTGAGCCTTGATCATTCCTGTTAGCTCCTCAGTGAGCGAGCCAGAGGTATCCCAAGCAAACACGAGGTTAAACTCTGGGTCTCGTGTAGCAGCAGGCAGGATGTGACCAGTGTGCAACAGCCTACGGTCAGGTGTGTTGAAGCTAGAGCGAGAGGTCATGTACTGAGTAACCCACTGAGCGAGCTGCTCATACCATGCGACTGCGTCAATCTTGTTGACCTCTAATGCTTCTCTGACCGCAGCATCTACCTCACCAATACCGACACGCTGCTCTGCGTCCATAGCTTCAGACACAGTAGACTGAGCCTTCATCTCTTCAGAGGCTTTCTCAGACTCTGTGAGAGGCTCGCCGTCATCGTTAGTGGCATCCCAGACCTCACCTACCAGAGGGTCAGAGCCTGCGCTAGGATCGTCCTCCTCGTCCTCTGTGGGGAGCTTGTTGTATATCTGCTCGGCAGTCATACCTTTGTACTGCTCATCGAACAAGCCACCCTCAGGCAGGCGGAATACGCCAGACTCTACGAGTATCCAATTAATGGCATAGTCGCAGGCTTTGTTCCATCTGGCCTGATCTCTACCGTTACGCCTCAGGTGATGACAGAAGGCAACGTGCAAGACCTCATGAGCAATGACAGACATGATCTCGATAAGCTCAAGGGTAGCTACCCAAGCAGGGTTGTAGTAGATAGCCTTGCCATCAGTAGCCATAGTCTCAGTCTCTTCGGTCTCGATATACTCAAGGTTAAGAGCGAGGCTTGCAAAGAATGCATGACGCACTAACAGCATCGACTTAGCTCTAGCAATTAGGTTACCCATAGACACCTCCAAGGTTATCTAGAATTGATTTAGTGTCAGCAACAATCCGCTCACGCTCCCCTAAACTATTCTTTATCTTGTCAGGGGTAATGTTAGATAGCTTATCCTTAAGCTCAGTAGCTGCCTTGGCTATGCGTGGATCGTCAGTGATGTTGAGGTGAGGCAGAAGCTTAGCTAACTCAGTGACCTTCTCTACGGTGCTGTCCTTGAATCGTCCGATCACCTTGCCCTTAGCATCGTGTCCGTACTTAGCGCAGACCTCACCTAAGTGGCTGACAGTATCAACCAAGCGATCTTCGACAGACTTCATAGCGTCCTTGATGCAGTCATCTACATCAGTTTGTATGTCCACTCGTAACTTCTCGTTACGGTCATGAGAGAGATTGTCGATGCGGAAGTCATGAGTATCAGGGACAAGCCTATAGGTCAGCTTCATAGTAAACCTGCCAACAATCTCTTCGACAGAAGGATAGTCAGCAGAATCAAAGGCATCACCTAGCCTACGCTTAGCACGTTCAATAGCTGCCTCAGCCTGATCTCGCAGGCTATCCTTAGCATCATTCCAAGCCTGCTCAGCGATGGCGTACTCATACTCAAGCTGATCCATGAGAGCGTTAGCCATGATGCGCTCACCTACCTCCCATGCAGAGCCTAGTCGGTTGATTATATTGTTTCGAGTGTCCCCTTTAATCTTGGCTAACTCTGTGATAGCAGGGCAATCGAGCAAAGTTTTCTTAGACTCAAGGGAGCTTGGGTCTGCCTTAACTAGGTTAGCCAGTTTACGGGTAAGAGTAGGATCATTTTTTTTGTTAGGAAATTCTTTGAACCTGAGCCTAACTAGTATGCATTTTTCTCTTAATGTAGCCATGTTGTACCCCTTATTGGTTGTTGATAAATAAATCTTGGTTGGTAGTTTTATAGTCTCGATACTCTGGCGTATCCTTAAGCTCAGGATACTTAGCAGTAGCAAGCCTCACAAAGATCACGCCAAACTCTGGCCCTAGCACCTCGTGACAGTAGCTAATACAGTTAGCCCATGCCTTGGGATAGTGTCCGTTGATAGCTTGATGAGCTAGGCTAGAGGTCAAGGCATACTTGATGCTGACATCAGACACCTCAGGGCGAGCGCCCTTGCAGATATCACTCCAGTTAGGCAGTTCTTTGACTACCTTAAGAAACTTGCAGAATTCAGTCGTAACAGCCTCGCCTAGCACACCGTCAGACAGGTAGCCTTGCAGGACATCATCACTGTAACCGTATTGCAGGAAGTCGTTAGTCATCTCCCATGTGGCAGGACAGGCAAAGCCTGTGATGTTCTTAGCTTTGCTAGCTTCAATCCCATTGGGATACTCATGCACTAGGTCTGGTCTAAAGCTCAGGAAGGCAGCGATCAAGGGATTCCATCCAGAGGATGCAGCATAGTCAGCGAGATCATTAGCATCTGCGTAGATGCCTACGTCTATAGCTCGTCTGGTATTAGCCACATTAGGTGATACCCTAGAACCTGAGCTGTCTGCGAGTCGGTTCTGAGCAGATACGATTATCCATCCCTCAGGCAGGGTGTAATTGCTAGACACCTTACCTTCATAGAGTAAGGGCATCAGGGCATTGACCATGTCACCTTCAGCCTTATCTATCTCATCAATAAAGAATACCCCATGAGCAGGCGTACCCTCTACGCTGAGGTCAGGCAGGAAATCAGGCGGTGCGAAAGTTGTCTTGCCATCTACGATGGTAGGCACACCAAGCAAATCCCATGCGCCATGATTAGCGATGTTGATAGACTCAAAGCCCCAAGGCTCGCCAGTCTCCTCAGCTAGGCGCTCGACTAACTGCTTAACGATTGCAGTCTTGCCTATGCCTGAAGGCCCATGAAGCCTGACAGTGTGCCGTACACCCCTAGAGATATCGACTTTAGTTTTAGTAATGAATTCGCTAGCAAATTGTTTAAGTGTTTTTAAGTATTTCATTGGTTTAAGTTACCTTGATTGGTTGAAGTTAGCCCCTCCGAAGAGGGGCGGTGTTACTAGTGAGACAGGTGAGATATCACCTGCTCCTGAGTAGGCTCTTCTCCATGAATAGCCTTGTGAACAGAGCTGAAAGCCCTGATTACGGTTAATAACTGTGCGTCATTTAACACACGCTCTAATCGCAGCAAGTGGTTATCATCCGACTCGCGCAACTGCTTGCGTACAAAAAGTAATTTTGAATTGTCGATGTCAATTCTCCTTTACTGGTTAATGGGAAGTTAAGTAAGTAATCCCAGAGCATCTGCGAATAGAATGCCGAAGAGCACACCCATGGCGCAGACCCCTAGAAATGAAACAAACTCGATTAAAGCTTTTCTCCTCGCAGCCTTACGCTGCTGTGATGGTTTGAATTTAAAGATAGGTCTCATGCTGTACCTCGCTTAGTGTCCTCGCTATAGCCTCTGAGAGTGGCTGACATTACGGTCTTGACACGCTCGTGAGCCTTGAGGAATTGACGGCTAAGCTTGCGCTTCATAGCATCAGTATCATGAGTCACGCGAGTGAATTCGGTGACGGTCACATAGTGCTCGTTACCGTAGTATTCACCCTCTCCCTTAGCTTTGAGCCTGTCGATGAGCTGCTTTTTCTCTGCGTTAAGCTCAGCTATATCAGCAGCTATTTCTGCTATGCGATTTACGGCGTGATTATCCCAATAACTAGTGCCTTGGTCTGACATATGTATTCTCCTAAGTGGTTGAATTAATTTACTATGGGCTATGCTTAAGACTCGAATCTCCATCCATCAGACATATCCCAGTTAACTTTGAATTCGGCTTTATCTGAAAGCCTTTCCATATACCCCTGTTTTCTTAGCCTCTTTCTTACGGTTGATATGAGCCTTACCTCTGGCATAGCAGGCAGGCGGTTGGTTTTTTCTGACTTTAGTTTTCATATAATCCCCATAAGTGTGCCGATAGCCCAGAGCTGAATGCGCTGAGTAATAGTGAAGTGGATACCGTCTGACTCATCGATTCCTATTTTCAAGGCTCGTGACCAGAGATAGAAGTGGTTGGTGTCTCTGATAATTAGTATTGCTAGAAATTTTTTCATGATGTCCTCAATGGTTGAATTGAAGTTCTCTCACTTTTTAACCTAAGAGGTTTATGCCCTCTCGCGCTTGGGATTCAGGGGTTACCCTTACCGGAGTACCTCGCGCCATTATCTCGTCACTCAAATCAGAGCGGTCTAAGACCCTTTCGATCTGAGTACCTTCGTTTACATCCGACCCCATAGCTGCCTCTAAGAAGGATAAATCGGCAACGGTTTAAACGGGGTTTACTGTGTCAACTACATAGTGTGTCTCCATATATGATCAAGATTAAATAACCAAGCACACTCAAACGAATGCGCTTAGGTATTGAATCAGTTCCTCTAGCCCTCACAGATAACCGTCATCGTTATCAACTGCGTGAAACCACCTCATTGCACTCTGATCAAGTGGACTACTTAAAGTAGTCAAAGGATTCAAGAATCCAGTCTCCGAAGTCCCGCAATATACCCTGCGGTTGGTTTGCACATATTCAGTGTAGCTAACTGTCTCTCTGCCAATTAACCCTGAGGGTGTGGCCGCATCCCGTAGCAGTGTCGAAAGAAGCAAGTTATCCTTAACTCGATAATGTGAATGTTAAGCGATGTATCGACAGAACACAACACATCATTAGATAAATATTTAAATAATCTAATTACCTGCTAGACGATTAAGGTCTATATTTTATTCCATTCAATATGAAATAAATTTTATGACTAATAGAATCAATAACTTAGGTTGGCATTTAACGATAGGGCTGTTATAGACCTATTTAGGTATTGTGAGTAAGGGTTATTAGATCGTTTAATCACGGGCTTCTGAGAGCCTCTGAGGGGCATATACTATTTGCACGTTAGTAGGATGGGGGTTATCTTAGATTTACCTATAGAGTAGTGAGTAAGTAGAGATGGCAGATAAAAAGGGTAAACTCAGCACTAAGCAATATCTATTCGCAACCTTATGCGGTAGCACTAACCTCAGCATGACTGAGTGCTATAAGCGATCTTATGAGGCAGAGAATATGTCCCCTGCTAGTATAAGGAAGGAAGCTTCACGCCTAGCTGCTAGCCCCCATATCGCCCCCATCATAAAAGAGTATTCTGATAAGAAAGCAGCGGTTGCACATAGCCAAGCCCTCTCTCAGGCTGTGTCTGACAGAGATAGAGTGCTAGGTAAGCTTAGACACTATACCGACAATGCAGAGTCCGAGGCTAATGCCATACGAGCCACAGTCGAACTAGGGAGAACGTGTGGAGTGTTCCAAGATACTGTTGAGATTAAGTCAGAGAGAAGCAGTGATGAGATTCTGAACGAGTTGCAAGCTAAGCTAGACCAGCTCACTGCCATACCCACCGAAGAAACCGATCAAGTACACTAAGCCAATAACCTTAGAGCTCGATAGAGTTATACCTGATACCTCTATAGTGTGATACATGATACCTAATAGAGTGATACCTGATCCCTCAATAGCCTAACACTTGACCCCTTTACCCCACCCCCCCCGACACACAGATGCCTACGCTATGCTATACACAGTATTCCACACAAACGATTTTGTAATCTGACCCTTTTTACACAATAGATCGATAGGTTCACAGACCTATAAAAATTTTTTGCAAAAATCTGAAGGTGAGGGGTTATGCTGTGCCACTGTTGACACACGATCTGTCAAGAGGCATCATATGCTACAATTATCCTAGTTATGTCTAGGTCGTACTACTAGTACATTCTAGTTAGTATGTACTAAAACCCCCCTTTGGTGGGGGGTTTAGCTTAAGATGGTCATAGCTAGTATGTACTAGGGGGATAATTGAATCTTACAGAATCCCAGTTGGAGCAGATTAAGAAGCTGCCTGCCTCTGAGCAGGAAGGCTTTCTTAGTTTATTTCAGGAATTAGATGAAGCTCGTTCCCGTGAGCAGTCAAGGGTAAGTTTTATCGGTTTTGTTAGAAGTATGTGGCCTGCGTTTATTGATGGTGAGCATCATAAGATTATGGCTGATGCTTTCGAGCGTATTGCTCGTGGTGAGTTAAAGCGGTTAATAGTGAATATGCCGCCCAGACATACTAAGTCTGAGTTTGCGAGTTATTTATTACCTGCTTGGTTTTTGGGGCAGTTCCCCGAAAAGAAGGTTATTCAGACGGCCCACACTGCGGAGCTGTCAGTGGGTTTCGGCAGAAAGGTTCGTAACCTTGTCGATGATGATGATTTTAAAAAGGTTTTCCCAGAGCTGGCGCTGAGGGCTGACTCTAAAGCGGCTGGGAGATGGAGTACCAACAAGGGTGGCGAATACTTCGCTATTGGTGTTGGTGGAGCTGTTACTGGTAAAGGTGCTGACCTGCTCATCATTGATGACCCCCATAGTGAACAGGAAGGACAGAGTGCTGACCCCGCTGTGTTCGACAAGACATATGACTGGTACACCTCTGGCCCTCGCCAGCGACTTCAACCGGGAGGAGCCATTGTTATCGTGATGACGCGATGGCATATGCGCGACCTGACAGGCAAGATTATTAAAGCATCTACCCAGCGAGAAGGGATGGATGACTGGGAAGTAATTGAATTCCCTGCGGTTTTTAACGAACGCACTAGTGATGAGAAGGCTTTATGGCCTCAGTTCTGGAAGCTACCTGAGCTGATTGCGTTACGCAACGAGCTACCCTCATCGAAGTGGATGGCTCAATACCAGCAGAATCCTACCTCTGAGGAGGGTGCGCTGGTTAAGCGTGAGTGGTGGCAGATATGGGAAGAAGACCATCCGCCTCACTGTGACTTTGTCATTCAGTCTTGGGATACCGCATTTCTTAAGACACAACGATCTGACTACTCTGCCTGCACTACATGGGGAGTTTTCTACCTTCCAGACGAGAATGGCGTAACACAGGCCAATATAATTCTTCTGGATGCCTACAAGGAACGACTGGAGTTTCCAGAGCTTAAACGTACAGCTTACGAGATGTATACCGAAGTACAGCCTGATGCTTTCATTGTAGAAGCCAAGGCGACAGGTATGCCGTTGATCTTTGAGCTACGGGCTATGGGTATTCCTGTTTCTGAATTCACACCCTCACGGGGTAACGATAAGATTGCTAGGGTTAACTCCGTAGCTGATCTGTTTGCCTCAGGAATGGTGTGGTGTCCAGAGACCCGCTTTGCGGAGGAAGTGATGGATGAGTTTGCTGCCTTCCCCGCAGGTGAACACGATGACCTAGTAGACTCTTCTACTCAGGCATTGCTTAGATTCCGTAAAGGGGGTTTTATACGCCTATCCTCTGATGAGCCTGATGAACCAATGTATCAGCGCACAGCAGATTATTATTAGCATGAAAGATTCAATAAAAGAAAAAATTAAAAAAGAAATTAGGTTATGGTCTAAAGATCAACTGGAGCCTCCAAACCCTGAGTTTAATAATTTGCCAGTATGTCCTTATGCTAAGAAAGCTTGGGCTGATAAAAAAGTAGGTTTTGTTTTTAAAACAAAGCTTTACGAAAACAATATTATTTATAAATTTTTAGAAAAGTGGGATGATTCAAAAGATTTAATTATTGTTGTAGACATGAATTTTGTAGAAGATACAAAAGAATTTCATGACAATCTTGATGACATAAACGAAGATATCTCTGAAAATGACTTTGGAGACCAAGACCTATGGGTTATGGGATTTCATCCTTATCAAGAGGTTAACGAACTAATTGATGATGGAAACTTTGAAGGAGAAACTGAAGAGGAGTATGCGCTCATCTTCATACAAAGACTTTCCAAACTAGAAAAAGCTTCAGAAAAATTAATCTCTCAGGGTTACTATGAAACCTACTTTGACACCTACGAAGTAGAACAAATGTATGTACTTCGTAAAGAATATTACAGGAGACTCCAAAATGCGTGGATCGAAGAAAGCAGGGCCAGTTAAAAGAAGAATAATGAAAGGTGGAGGCATGGCGAAAAAAGCTGGGCCTAAAAAACGAGTCATGCGTGGTGGTGGCATGGCGAAGAAGTCAGGTCCAAAGAAAAAAATGATGGGCGGAGGGATGGCTAAGAAAGCTGGACCCGCCAAGAAGAAAGTTATGCGAGGCGGTGGTGCAGCCAAGAAGTCTGGACCCGCTAAGAAAAAAGTTATGCGTGGTGGCGGAATGGCTAAAAAGTCTGGTCCAGCCAAGAAAACAACGATGCGTGGCGGGGGCATGACTAAGAAGTCTGGCCCTAAAAAGAAAATGAGAGGTGGTGGTATAGCTAAAAAATCTGGTCCTAAAAAGAAAGCACGAGGTGGCGGGATGATGCGCCGCAATTTGCGTGATGAGGAGGCCAGAGTAATCAGCAGGCAAGACGATGCGGCTGATGAGCTTCGTAGGGTCAAGGCTCGCAAACCTAAGGATGCTGCCGAGCGCAGAGACAAGAAAGCTGAAACCCGCCGAGTGTCTGCAAGAGAGCGGGATGCTCGTGACGAGATGGGCAGACTACGCCGTAAAGCGGTAGGGCTTGGCATGAAGACTGGCGGTAAGGCTAAGAAAAAACAAGGATTTAATGACAAGCTAGATGAGTCTTTAGGAGCTAGAAATAAAACTAAAGGAAAACAGTCACTTAAGTCTAGACGCAAAGAAAGCGAAGGGATGGAGAAAGCAATGGGTCGCCGAAAGTTTGCGGCTGTAGGCACAATGGACAAAGGTGATCGTAAGTTATCTAAGCCCAAGAAGGCTGCATCCAAGAAGACTGCTGCTAAGAAAACTAAGTCTAAAGTGGGTACAGCTAAAGGATTATCCGACAAGATTTCTCAGCATAAGCGTATGGCAATGGGCGAGAACGTCTTGACTGGCAAGATGATCAAGAAAGCCAAAGGTGGAAAGATTACTCCAACTAAGGCTCCGAAACGTGCGCCAGCTACAACAGGTGTGAAGATTAATATGGGCGCTCCCAAGAGCAAGACAATCAATGCTCGCGGAATGGGGGCTGCTATCAAAGGTGGTCAATTCAGGACTAATACTTAGTGGCTATTGAAAAAGCTTTTTACACCAACGGTGCTGCACCACCTGAAGATACAATGGTGGTCGAGGTAGAGAACCCTGAATCCGTTACTGTAACTACCGAAGACATGGAGATGAGGATGGAGTTCGATGATGAACCCATGACTCCTAATCACTATGACAATCTGGTGGATTACATGGATCAAGCCGAGCTTGATGCGCTTGGTAGTGAGCTTGTGGGTTTGTATAAGGCTGATCATGAAAGCCGTCATAAATGGGAAGAGTCATACGTCAAAGGACTTGATCTGTTAGGGATGCGTTTTGAAAACCGTACAACCCCTTGGGACGGAGCCTGTGGCGTGTTTCATCCGCTGCTGAGTGAAGCCGTTGTCAGGTTCCAATCTCAAACGATCATGGAAATCTTTCCAGCCAGTGGCCCAGCCAAGACATCTATTGTAGGGGCGCTTACCCCAGACAAAGTTAAGCAGGCTGAGCGAGTTCAGGAATATCTGAACTATCTGATGACTAACGAGATGAGCGAATACCGGACAGAGACCGAGAAGTTGTTGTTTTCTCTACCGATTGCAGGTTCAGCTTTTAGAAAAATCTATTTTGATCATACATTGGGCAGGCCATGCTCGATGTTTGTGCCAGCAGAGGACTTTGTAGTCAACTATGGCACAGCGGATTTACAAACAGCAGAGCGTTGTACCCATGTGATGAAGATGGAAGCCAACGAAGTGCTGAAATTACAGCAAAGTGGCTGGTATGCAGACATAGAATTGCCTGCACCTGCACCAGATACCACAGAAATTGCTGAAAAATACGACAAGATGACTGGGTTTACACCAAATTATGAGGTAGATCAAAGACATACGCTGCTTGAAATGATGGTTAACGTGGATTTGCCGGGGTTTGAAGACCTTGAGAACAACGAACCCACGAATATAGGCTTGCCTTACATCATTACGGTAGACAAATCGTCCAATATTATCCTTTCGATACGCAGAAACTGGAAAGAAGAGGACGAATTAAAGATTAAGCGTCAACATTTTGTCCATTATCAGTATTTACCGGGGCTAGGTTTCTACGGATTTGGCCTAACCCACATGATTGGCGGTTTAACCAAGTCTGCCACCTCGTTATTACGTCAATTAGTTGACGCTGGTACGTTAGCCAACCTTCCGGGTGGCTTAAAAGCGCGAGGATTGCGGATTAAAGGCGATGATTCGCCCATTATGCCGGGAGAATTCCGAGATGTGGACGTTCCGGGCGGCGTAATCAAGGATAATATTACTTTTCTCCCGTATAAGGAGCCATCTGCTGTACTTCACCAGATGTTGCAGGAGATTGTGGAGGATGGAAGGCGATTTGCTTCTGCTGGTGACGTAAAAGCAGCGGATATCAACGGTGAAGCTCCAGTAGGTACAACGCTTGCGCTACTTGAGCGCGAGATGAAGGTGATTAGCGCGGTTCAGGCTCGTGTTCATGCTTCAATGAAGCAAGAGCTGAAGATTCTTTCAACCATTGTAGCTGAAGAAGGACCAAGAGCTTACCCTTATGAGACTGAAGAACAAGCCATTACTGCTGAGGACTTTGATGACAGAGTAGATATTATTCCTGTCAGCGATCCTAACGCAGGTACGATGGCGCAAAGGATTATGCAGTATCAAGCAGCCTTACAGTTAGCAGCTCAAGCTCCAGAAATGTACGACTTACCGTTGCTACATAGGCAAATGCTGGAGGTTTTGGGAATTCAGGATGCTGACAAGATTGTTCCAAACGAAGATGATATTCCGCCTACAGACCCTGTTTCAGAAAATATGATGATTATGATGGGGCAGCCCGTAAAAGTTTATCCTTATCAAGATCATGATGCTCATATTAAAGTTCATCTGGCTGCTCTTAATGATCCTAAAATTGCTGAGATGTTAAATCTTTCTCCTGATGGAGCCGTAAAAGCTGCTGCGTTAAATGCTCATATTGCAGTTCATGTGGCTTACAAATATCGAAATGATATTGAGAAAGAGCTTGGTGTACCTCTTCCTCCTGTGGATTCAACTCTTCCAGAAGATGTAGAGTATAGGCTGTCACAACTTGTTGTTCCTGCGGCAGAACAGCTTACTGGAAAAGCAATGCAAATGGCTGAAGCTGAAAAGATGGCAGCTCAAGCTCAAGACCCAGTGCTACAGTTACAACAACAAGAACTTGCTCTGGAAGACAAGAAGATTACTGCGAAGACGCAGGTTGATCTGGCTAAGATTGATGCTGATCTTACTGAGGCTGCTGAGAAGATTGCTTCTACCGAAAAGATTGAAGGAGCCAAACTGGGTGTTAAGATTTCAGAAACCAACACCAAGGAAGAGCTGGAGTCTAAAAAGATTGCTTCACAAGACAAGCTAGAGGGCGCTAAACTTGGTGTTGAAATAGCAAAAGAAATTATGATTGACGAAAGAACCAAAGAAATAACGGATCGTGACGATGAGTGATGGCGATCTTTTAGTTCATTTGCAAAAGAAGCTAAGAACGCACATGAACGAAACGGCTGATCATCTTAGTGCTGACGGTTGTAAAACGATTGAAGAATACAAGAAGTGTTGCGGGATCATAGAGGGACTCGCGCTCGCTGAAAGAGAATTGCTTGATATGGTGGAAGCCATAGAAGAAAACTAATCTCCGCATAGTGCGGTGCATGGTGACTCTGGACACTTAATTCCAGTGCAAGGAAAACTAATGACTGAAGCATTAGCAACTGTAAGTTCTGTAGGCGTTGAGTCTACTGATAAGGAAGCACGAAACGCTCACCAGCTTCCTGATCCTAAAGGGTATAAAATTCTTATTTCTTTACCTGAACCTGAGGAAGCAACCGAGGGCGGAATCCTTAAAGCGCAGCAAACCATTGAGCGCGAAGAGGTGGGTTCCATTGTTGGCTTTGTAATGAAGTTAGGCGCTGACGCTTATCAAGACAAAAAGCGTTTTCCTAACGGCCCTTACTGCAAGGAGGGTGACTTCATTATCATGAGGTCTTACTCTGGCACTCGATTCTTGGTTCATGGGAAAGAATTTAGATTAATTAACGATGACAGCGTTGAAGCTGTTGTTGAAGACCCTAGAGGAGTAATGAAGGCATGAGCGAAGAAATCACTGGAACCGAAACTACCTCTGAGGATCAATTCTTTGGAGTGAAGTCACAAGTGAAAGAAGAGGTTATAGATGATTCGGTAGAGATTATCGATGATACTCCTGAGGAGGAGAGAAAGCCTGCTCGTCAAGAAGCCGCAGAAACGGCGGATTACGATGATGATGTCACTGAGGAAGAGCTTCAAAGTTACAGTCAAAAGGTGCAAAAGCGCATCAACAAACTACGAGCCGTAAATCACGCTGATCGCCGTAAACGGGGAGAAGCGGAACGGACGTTGCAAGAGCATGAACGCATTACCAAAAAGCTTCATGAAGAAAATCAGAAAATGAAAAAGCTGTTACGCCAAGGTGAGACAGCGATTTTAGATTCTGTTGGAAAGAAAACAGACCTAGAAATAAAACAGGCTGAAGAAGAGTTTAAATCTGCACATGAGTCAGGTGATACACAAAAAATTGCTGAAGCTCAAAAAGCGTTAACTGATGCCCAGATTCGTCAGAGAGATATAGCCGGGAGAACGCAACGTCTAAAGAATGCGCCTCCTGTAGAAGAGACAGCACCACCTATTCCAGAGCAACCAAGACTAAGTGATGCTCAAGTTAGGTGGCAAAACGAGAACCCTTGGTTCCAACCAACCGCAAGAGAAGGAGAACAAGTGCCTGCTCTTCATAAAGAAATGACAGCAGTGGGTTATGCGATTCATGATACTTTGGTTAATGAATTAGGTATTAACCCATCAACTCAAGAAGAACGGTACTTCTCTGAAGTTAACAAAAGAATACGAGCTAGATTCCCTGATTACTTTGGGGAAGAAGAGGTAGTAGAGGAAACTCCCGTAAGTCGGACTACCCCTGTTGCTCGTAGTAATACAAACGTGGTCGCTCCATCAAAAAGAAACAATGGAGCAAAGACACGCAAACTTCGACTTACCACATCTCAAGCTGCTATCGCTAAAAAGCTTGGGATATCCAATGAACAGTATGCTGCTGAACTATTAAAATAGGAGAAAGCAATGTCGGAAGAAATTAGCGCAAAAGAGGTGGATACCACCAAACGCTCTGAAGAGGAGCGCAGCAAGGAAACTAGGCCGAGCGATTCGTGGCGGCCTGCATCTGCATTGCCTGATCCCGACCCTATTCCGGGTTGGTCGTTTCGCTGGATTCGTACCAGCTCTCTAGGGCAATCAGATAACACTAATGTCTCGCAAAAAATGCGTGAAGGATGGATACCTGTGAAAGCAGAAGATCATCCTGAGTTGAAAGTAATGTCTGACGTTGATTCCCGATTTAAGGGAAATGTTGAGGTAGGCGGTCTGTTGCTTTGTAAAATTCCTGAAGAGGAAATTAAGAAGCGTAATCAGTATATGCATAACTTAGCTCAAAATCAGATGGATGCTGTAGACAATAGCTTTATGCGGGAAGAGAATCCTGTGATGCCTCTTATTAAAGACAGGTCTAGCAGGACAACCTATGGACGAGGATAGCCTTAATTTATAGGGGCTGTCTTCATTAATGATAATAGGAGACTACTATGTCTGCGACTGCAACCCCTATGGGAGCAGAACCTGTTGGCGGTTTATCTGCCTGTGGTTCGTTCTCTGGTAAGGTTCGCCATATAAAAATTGCTAGTGGTTATGCCGCTAATATTTTTTATGGTGACTTTGTAAAGCTGGTCAATACCGGGACTATTGAAAAAGATACTGGTACTGCAACAGCTACTCCCGTTGGTATTTTTATGGGCTGTTTTTACACTGACCCTAATACCAGCCAGCCTACATTTAATCAAATGTGGCCTACTGGAACTGTAGCGGCTGACGCTATGGCTTATGTGCTTGATGACCCTGACGCTGTATTTAGAATGCAGGGTGATGGTGCTTTGGCACAAACTACTTTGGGTAATAACATAGCTATTGTCCAAAACTCTGGTTCTACAACTATTGGACGCAGCAAGAATGCAGTTAACGCTGGTACTGCTGCAACCACCGACACTCTACCTTTGCGGATTTTAGAGTTTATGGATGGCCCTGATAGCACTGTAGGTGACGCATTTACAGATGTACTACTAACGTACAACTTTGGAATGCACCAATATAGAAACGCCACAGGCGTATAGGAGGCTTAGCGAATGGCTATATCAAGAGCGCAAATGCTCAAAGAGCTACTTCCGGGTCTTAATGCCCTGTTTGGCTTAGAGTATGCAAAGTACGAAGACGAAGATAGGATGATTTATGAAACAGAATCTTCTGATCGTTCGTTTGAAGAAGAAGTAAAGTTGAGTGGGTTTGGCGCTGCGCCTGTGAAGCCTGAAGGTTCTGCAATCAATTATGATTCAGCACAAGAAGCTTTCACTGCTCGTTACACTCATGAAACTGTAGCTCAGGGTTTCGCTATTACTGAAGAAGCAATGGAGGATAACCTCTATGCCTCTCTGTCTCAGCGATACACTAAAGCTTTGGCAAGAGCGATGGCTTACACCAAGCAAGTAAAAGCTGCTTTCCCACTAAACAATGGCTTCACTAACGCCTTTCAATCTGGCGATGGTGTTAACTTGTTTACTGCGGTAGGCGATGGCATAGCTGGCGGTGGTGGTCACCCTCTAGTTAATGGCGGATTCAACTCAAACCGTCCTGCGACTGCGGCGGATTTGAACGAAACTTCATTAGAGGACGCAGTAATTCAGATTGCTGCTTACACTGATGAGCGCGGACTTCTTATCGCTGCTAGACCACGGCGTTTGATTGTTCCGCCTAACCTGATGTTTGTTGCTACTCGAATCCTAGATTCCGAGTTGCGTGTCAGCACATCTGATAACGACATCAATGCCATTAAGAACAATGGCTCCATTCCTGAAGGCTATTCTGTCAATCACTATCTGACTGACAGCAATGCTTTCTACATCATCACTGATGTACCGAATGGCATGAAGCATTTCGAGCGTACTCCGCTTGAGACTTCAATGGACGGCGATTTCGATACTGGTAACGTGCGCTACAAAGCGCGAGAGCGTTACAGCTTCGGTGTCTCTGACCCACTAGGAATATACGGTTCTCCGGGTACTTCCTAAAGTAGAATAAGAAGCGGATAACAGGCATCTACTTGTTTATCCCTTGTTAGATGTCTGCCGCTTCTTTTTTTTACGTCATATTAACTGGCCTAAAACCTTAATCACGTTTTGGTGAAATTTATGAAGCTGAAGCGAAACGCTTGATGAGTAAGAAAATGCTCAAATGTTCTTCCTTCTACGGTTAATATGATTTTTATTCTAGGAAACATAAAGTTTTAGCGACCAGCCTAGTGGACATTTACGAAGACGCTAAGACAAATCCTTTCGTAAAGAGGTGACTCTAATGGCTTTATCAACATTCCAAGGCCCGATCAGATCAATGGGTGGTTCTTACAATCAAGGGCCAGAATCAGTAGTTGCGTTAACCGCTGATACTATAATCAATCCTACGGATCATGCGGGTAAACTAATTCTTATCAACAACTCCACTCTGACTATTACTCTTCCCACTATAAATGCGGCAGGTCTTGATCCAGTCGCTGGACCATTCCGAAAAGGTGGTGGTCCTAACACAGTGAGCAACGTGGGTATTGAGTATAAGTTCTTAATGCTAACCTCTTCTGGGACAAGCACTACAATCGGAAGTGCCACTGCCGCTGATATTATGATTGGATCAATGGTTCAAGGTAAAGCTGGCTTGGGTGCTGTCCATGTGTTTGAGCCAAATGGCTCCTCTAACTACCAGCTAGTTTTCGATGGAACAACGACTGGTGGTGTAGCAGGAAGTTATTTCTCTATAACTGCTGTGTTTGCAAATCGTTATTTGGTTCAAGGTGTTAACCTTGGTAGCGGAACTTTAGCAACCCCTTTTAGCGGTTAGATTATAGCGGGGCTTGCCCCGCTTTTATTGGAGGTTTATATGGCAGATGCACTTACCAGCCAAGTAATTGAGGATGGCCCACGAAATGCTGTCTTAAAGTTTACAAATGTGAGTGACGGGACGGGTCAAACAGATGCGGTTCTGGTAGATGTTTCTACTTTAAGTTCTGATCCTCTTACCGGACAAGTTTGTAACGGTGTTGTGTTGCAGAAAATAACTTATTCTAATGTAGGTATGGGCGTTGAATTATTCTGGGATGCCACTACCAATGTTCCTTTGCTTAATCTATTAGAGAACTGGTCTGACCAGTTAGACTTTACCCCAACGGGTATTCCTAATAGCGGAGGAGCAGGCAAGACAGGAGATATTTTAGTGACCACAAGCAATGCTGGTGCTAACGACACTTATCTTTTGATCTTAACTCTAACTAAAACGTATGCGAGCGTTTAAGGCATTTTATTATGGCTAAGAAACTAGAAGTAGTTCAAAACGGAAACTTTAGTAATGGCGATCCAGTTTTTCAGATTGGTAGCATCAATGCTGATGGTGATCGTGAGATAGCAGTTTTTGACCTGATGACTGAGTCGGAAGCAAAAGCAAAGCTCAAGAGTATGGGTGGTTCTTCTAAGTCTACTTCTAAGGCTGCTGAGCCAGTAGAAGAGGTTGAAGAGACAACCAAGGTTGATCTAAACAAAATGACCAAAGTCGAGCTTGAAGAATTTGCTCGTGAGTTTGGTGTTGAGTTAGATCGCAGGGAAAAAAAAGAAACTCTTGTAAAGCAAGCTTACAAGGCTCAGTTTGATGGCTAGAAATTATCGAGGCGAATACGATAATTATCACAAAAAGTCTGCTCAAAAGAAAAACAGAGCTGGTCGTAATGCGGCTAGGAATTCTTTAAAATCTAGTGGTCGAGTTAAAAAAGGTGATGGCAAGGATGTTCATCACAAAGATGGTAATCCTCGCAATAATAGGAGTTCTAATTTGGCTGTTGTTTCAAAGACTTCTAATAGAAAGCGTACCCTTAAAAAGGGAGGCTCAACTAAAAAGAAAGATATGGGGATAAAAACCTCTGTTAAGTCAGGCAACTTTCGAGCAACCAAGAAAGGCGCAGGGATGACCGAGAAGGGCGTAAAAGCTTACAGAAAAGCTAATCCCGGCAGTAAATTAAAGACCGCTGTTACTGAAAAGAAACCCTCAAAGGCTAACGCAAAAAGGCGAAAGTCCTATTGCGCTCGTTCTGAAGGACAAATGAAAAAGTTTCCTAAGGCAGCAAAAGACCCTAACAGTCGTTTGCGACAAGCTAGGAAGCGATGGAGATGTCGATGAAAGGCAAAGAGAAAGTTAGCTACGTTATGAATGAGTTTAAAGACGGCAAGCTTAAGTCTAGCTCTGGAAAGAAAGTCACTGATCGAAACCAAGCGATGGCTATTGCGCTTAGTGAAGCAGGTATCAGCAAGAAGATGTTTGCTGGAGGAAGGCTGGGTGACGGCAGAGCAGTCCAAGGACACACTAGAGGCAGGAATGTCTAATGGCTACGAGCGGAACTTATACGTTTAATCTTGATCTAGGCGATGTCATGGAAGAAGCCTATGAGCGGTGTGGCTTAGAGTTGCGCTCTGGTTTTGACTACAGGACAGCTAGAAGAAGTCTTAATCTGTTGATGCTGGATTGGCAGAATCGCGGTCTTAGTTTGTGGACTGTAAAGGGAGCTACTGAAACTTTAACTCCGGGCCAAGGGGCTTATCCTCTAACGTCCGAGAAGTTAGATATTGTAGAAGCTTTCATGAGAACAAATGCGGGTGATACGACAAAGCAATCAGACTTGACTATGCAGCGTATTTCTATTGCTCAGTATTCTCATCAAACGAATAAATTGTTAGAGGGAAGACCTATTCAATACTGGGTAGAAAGAGCGCCTAGCGGAATAACAGTTAATGTTTGGCCTGTTCCAGATGCTTCTCAAACGTGGACTTTTGGTTATTACTATATGGAACGAATTGAAGACGCAGGTACGCCAGCCTCTCTAAACATGGATGTTCCAGCTAGATTTCTTCCTTGTTTAACGGCAGGACTAGCCTATATGATTGCTCAAAAGAAACCAGAAGCTCTTCAGCTTGTTCCCATGCTTAAAGAATTATATGAGGAGCAATGGACTATGGCTTCTGATTCAGCTAGAGAAAAAGCAGCTTTATATGTTGTTCCCGGTGGATATCAATACTTATGAGTAGCTACGCGAGCGGTAAACACGCTTTTGGATTTTGTGATCGAACTGGATTTCGATACAAGCTTAAAGATTTAGTTCCTCAGATAGAAGCTGGTAGACCTAACGGTATGCTGGTTGGAAAAGATGTAGTTGATGTAGATAACCCCCAATGGAAATTGGGCATGATCAATATGTCTGACCCTCAAGCTTTGAGAAACCCTAGACCTGATGGAGGTTTTGATCAAAGTAGAGAGCTTTCAGCTTTTGATCCAGTAGGTGGCGGCAATACCGCGATGGGTAGTCGCACTGTTGGTTTAGATATGTCGGGTCATGTAGGACGAGTCCAAGTAGAAATTACAGAGCCTGATTCGACAGTAAGCGTGTCGGGTGTTGTAGGTACAACTAATTTAGGAAACGTAAGTGTTGAATTAGGAGCGGTTGATGTAAGTGTATCTGTAACTGGGGTAAGTGCTACTTCTGCTGTTGGCTCGGTTAGTGTGGTTTCTGAAACTTTTGCAATAACCGTTGCAAATCCGGGGGTTGGTAATAGGTATTATGTAGATGGCGCACAACAAGCTACTGTTACATTAAAGGCAGGGAATATTTACAGATTCGATCAATCTGATTCTTCTAATTTAAACCATCCTCTTCGTTTATCTACTACCTCTAATGGTACTCACTCTGGAGGGACTGAGTACACTACAGGTGTGGTAACAAACGGAGTGCCGGGTTCAGCAGGAGCTTACACAGAAATTACAGTAGCTTCTGATGCTCCTACCCTATATTACTACTGTCAAAATCATTCTAATATGGGTGGAACGGTAAACGTATACACTGGATTTGCCGTTACGGTCGCAACAGGAACAAACTCTTATGGAACAGGAAATAAATATTATATAGGTGGAGCAGTAAGTCCTACTGTTTCTCTAGTAGAGGGTTCTACTTATAGGTTTGACCAATCTGACAGCACTAACCTTAATCATCCTTTAAGATTTTCTACCACACCAAATGGAACGTGGGGAGGTGGTATCGAGTACACCACAGGTGTAACCACTACAGGTGTTCCCGGTAATGCTGGAGCTTATACTCAAATAACTGTAGCTATTGGAGCGCCTACTTTACATTACTATTGTACTAATCATAGCGGAATGGGAGGACAGGCTAATACGCCTTAATAACTATGGCAGTTAGAAAAAAAGCACCCGCAAAGAAAAAAACAAAGTCTCGTGTAAACGAGGCTGGTAATTACACCAAACCAACTATGCGTAAGAGTCTTTTCAATAGGATTAAGGCAGGATCAAAAGGCGGTAAGCCCGGACAGTGGTCTGCCAGAAAAGCGCAAATGTTGGCAAAACAGTACAAGGATAAAGGAGGGGGCTATAAGTAATGGCTCTTAAAAAACCTCAAAAGTCTTTAAAGAAGTGGACTAGCCAGAAGTGGAGAACCAAGTCTGGTAAGCCAAGCGCAAAGACCGGAGAAAGATATTTGCCTTCTAGTGCTATTAAGTCTTTGTCTCCACAAGAGTATGCAGCAACAACAAGAAAGAAAAGAAAAGACAGTAAAGCTGGAAAGCAACATTCTAAGCAACCCAAACGAATTGCCCGAAAAACGGCTAGGCACAGATAATGGCTTTTACTTTTACGACATTAAAGACAGCTATACAGGATTACTTGGAAAGTAGTGAGACTACGTTCGTAGCTAATCTGCCTACGATTATTACTCAGGCAGAACAAAGAATTCTTAGAACCTGTCAGATACCTGATCTGCGTAAGAATGATACAGGAACATTGAGTCAGGGAAATGCGTACCTAACTATGCCTGATGGATTTTTAGCTTCTTACTCTTTAGCTATAGATAATTCGGGTTATGAGTTTCTTATATTTAAAGACGTAAATTTTATGCGAGAGGCTTATCCTGTAGAGTCAACACAAGGTGTGCCTAAGTATTACAGCATCTTTGATGATACTCGTTTTATTATTGGGCCAACCCCTGATGCTAATTACGCAGTTGAGCTTCATTATATGTACGAGCCTGAGTCAATTACCACGACAGCAAGTGGTGAGAGTTGGCTTGGCTCTAATGCGGAAAACGCTTTGCTTTATGCCTGTCTTGTTGAGGGTTATACATTCCTGAAAGGTGAGCCTGATCAAATGCAATGGTATAACGCCAAGTATGAAGACGCTGTTTCCAGACTCAAGTCTTTAGGCGAGGGTTATGACACCACAGATTCTTTTAGATCAGGTGCTATTAGGAGTGTGCGAATTTAATGTTTACTGTTGATATAAAGTCAGACATTGGTCAGGTTGGAGTAGAAACTACTCACAATCGTGGTTTTACCCCTGAAGAACTTTCGGTAGATTGTGCTAACAAAATAATTTCAGTCTCTCAAAGTGCTGACCCTGTGTTAAGGCAACAAGCAGAAGCTTTTAAATCTCAAATTCAACAAATTGTTTTATATTACATGAAGCAATCTGCAAAAAGTGAGCGAACAACTATCTATAATCTTTTACTTAATGCCGGGGAAGCTTCTTTGGCAGAACACATTAGGAGGCTTTAAATGGCTTTTTCAGGTAACTATATGTGTACTAGTTTTAAGACTGAACTTATGACTGGGACACACAATTTTACAGCAAGTACAGGCAATACTTTTAAGTTAGCCTTGTATGATAACAGTGCATCTTTTACCGCAGCTACTACTGCGTATACGACTTCTAATGAAATATCAGGAAGCGGATATTCAGCAGGCGGCGGGACTCTTACTAATGTAACGCCTACATCAAGTAGCACCACAGCTTTTACTGACTTTGATGATCTAACTTTCAGCACAGCTACCATAACAGCTAGAGGCGCACTCATTTATAATGATACTGCTGCTGGCGATCCTAGTGTTGTTGTATTAGATTTTGGTGGTGATAAG